GTAACCAACGCATCGACAACGACAATCCGGTTGATCAATTCTGACCTCACCGTCAATAACACTGCGGATCTGACTTTTGCCACTAACGATGCAGGAGGGACAGTAACTACGGCTGCGAAGGTCACTGCCGTGTTCTCCTCGCACACCACAAGTGCAGTCTCTGCCAGCCTCGCTTTTGTGACCGTGAATGCCGCTTCGGCTGGTGAACGGATGAGGATTGACCCAACTGGCAATGTGGGCATAGGCACCGTGCCCGCTGCTACTTTTCATGTCAGGGGTGCGAACGGCACCAGTGGCCTCTCTCCGCAAAGCTACACCACGGCTTTTCTTGAGAATGGCTCGACGACATATCTGGAGTTGGCGGCCAATGCGAGTCCTGGCCCAGGGAATTGCGGGATTGTTTGGAGCAGCGGGTCCTCGCAAACGAGTTACATGATCGACTACAACGGCGCAGTCCAATGGGTGGCGATGGGGGCATCTCGCCCGATTCAAATCTTCACCAATGGCGTCGAGCGCATGCGGATTACGGCGGTAGGTTACGTGGGCATTGGGACATCGACTCCCGGCACGCTTGGTGATGGTGGCAGCCCAACGATTCTCCAACTGCACGGTGCGTCAGGTGGGACACCATACGGCCTATTCCAACTGAGCACGAACAGTGTGGCGTCTGGCAATCCAACGGGCATTATCACATTCGGAACCACAGGGGCCACTGGGTCGCAACGGACTGCTGAGATAGCCTCGATAATGACTGCCGCTTCTGGCTCTGCCGCTCAGGGGAATTTAATCTTCTATACCTCAAACGGAAGCGTACTTGAGCGGATGCGGATTGACCAAAATGGCCTAGTGGGTATCGGGACGCCGACCCCTCCCTGCCTTCTTTCGCCTGTGCTTACGCGGGCCACGGCATTCAATGCTGGCGACAGTACGACATGGGCCGACATCATTGTGGAGAACTTTCAGAGCGGCGGTGCTGGTACGGGCACCGCGAATACGGCCACGGGCATCGGCTTCAACGTTTCTGGCTATCACGGCAATGCCACGGTGTGCGCGGGTATCGCCGCAGTGAGGACAATCGGCACGGGAGATGCACAAACCGATCTGGTATTTATTGCGCGGGCGCAGAGTGTTGTCCAGGCAGAACGCATGCGAATTGTGGGAGCGACGGGCTATGTGGGTATAGGCACCACGAGTCCGAATATGCCGTTGTCCGTATTCGGCAGTGTAGCTGGAGCCTATAACGGTGTGGTGATCGCAAACGGAGGGGCGGGCACTGTAGGTAATACAGCAGCACTAACCTTTGCTCTGGGCAATGCCGGGAGTACTCCGACTGGAAGCATTGCAAACGTGTTTGAAGGAAGTGGCCAAGGTGGTCTGGCCTTCTCTACTTATAATTCCGGCATGAGTGAGCGCATGCGTATCTCAGCGACAGGTCTGGTGGGGATAGGAACCACCTCCCCAATTGCTGGCTTGGACATTGAAGCCCCAAATGACTATCAGTTGTTCCTCACTGCTGCGGGTGGTGTCTCCTACGGCTTTGAGATTGGCCGCATCGTTGCCACTGGTCTGCTGCGGTTCTATGGGCGGCAAAGTGGGTATGCTGGCTACGTCTTCTCCACTGTCGATCATGCGAACATCTTCAACATCACGCCTGCTGGCACTGTCGGTGTCGGTGCTGTCCCGAATACGAATATGTTCACGGTCCTCAATCCCACCAACGCAACCACCATTGCAACTGCCAACCAGATCGGGATCTGCGAGAACAGCAATAATGGCGGCTATCGGCTCAATCTGGGTTACGGTCCTGTTGTGGGAAGTGACTGGGCTGGGGTGATTCAAGTTACCCCTGTTGGCAAATCTCTTGTGCTCAATGCCAGTGGCGGCAATGTCGGGATTGGCCTTGGCACCGGAGCCGTAAATGCGCCACTCACAGTTGCAGCCGCTGCTACATATGGCTCTGGGTACGCTCAGATTGAAGCCGTTAGTAATGCCAACAATACCAGTCGGATGCTACTTGGCTATGACACTACGAACAACATCGGGTGGATTCAAGCAGTCACGACTGGTGTCGCCAACCGTCAGATCATGATCAACCCGAATGGTGGCAATGTGGGCATCGGCGTTGTGCCCAGCTACGTACTGCAACTGAGTGCAGACTCAGCGGGCAAGCCAGGGTCAAACGTCTGGACGGTGGTGTCGGATCTGCGCGTAAAGCGTAACGTTCAGCCGTACACGCTAGGCTTAGAGACGCTGCTTCAGCTACGCCCGATTTCCTACGAGTACAACGGTGAGGCCGCCACGCCAGAGGGATTCAAGAGTGTCGGGCTAATCGCGCAGGAGGTGGAAGCACTTCTTCCCCACTTCGTCAGCCGCGTTCCCGGCAAGATTGCAGGCAAGGATGACGAAGTCCTGGGGCTGAACACCGGGGACGTACAGTGGATGACGGTGAACGCGCTTAAGGAACTCAACGAGCGCCTGAAAAGACTGGAAGAGAAGATGAGGACAAACTGAAATGGCAATGACTTACGATGAATCCGCCGCACTCATGAATGACATGGCCTTCCGAGGGCGCATCAAAGTGTCGGCGTTGAAATACGCCGACTCGATCCTGGGCGAACCCACTGGGACTCCCGCGCACAACACGCGGCTGCGCTGGGCGAGCAACTGTGAGCAGAATCCCGATATGACGGCGACGCAACTCCAGCCACCCGTCGTCATGGATGGCGCTGTCCAGGCAGCCGGGTCCACGATAGACGATACCGCGCTACAGGGCAGCGTCGAGGCCGTCGTCAACAAGCTGTTGTAGACTTCCGTTGAGGGGAACTTTATGCCCGCTCCCAGACCTTTGCCCGGCCTGAAGCCGAGGGCCCGAATCCGCGCGCTGCAGCTTCAGACGCAGTATGACGCCCTGCAAGATGCCATTGGACTGGGCGCGCGGACGGTGCGCTTCCAGGACCGCACGATTGAATACCAGAGCGTCGACGAAATGATCAAGGCGGCGAACTATCTCTACCTGCAGCTCGCCTCGACCGGCGGCATTCCCGGCGTCACCGGCGTCAAGCGCCAGATCCGCATGTACACGGACAAGGGCCTATGACGACGCCGAGCATCATGCCGGGACGCGGCAAGGCGGTCATCACGCAGCGCGCCGCGCTGATCTCGACTCTGCGGACGTGGTTCCTCTACCGCGACGAGGCGCTCTGGGCCTTCGTCGGTGGCACGGAGGGCGCACTCCCCCTGGAAGAGATCGTTATCAACGAAGAAACGGCGGCGCGCATCGACGAGACCAACGAGGCCGCCAAGCGCGCTTGGGCCATCGCCGAGAAGATCGCCCACGAGAACGGCCAGAAGACTTCGACCGTCATGCGCGAGGCCATTACTGAACTGCTGACGAACGAGGCTCCGGCCTTCCTGCTGGCCGTCCCGCACATTCCAGGCTCGTTCTAAATCCAAATATGCGCTAGTATGGTCGCAACGCCATGGGGCTAGCATGGTGCGCAATGCCCATGGCTTCCGCGCGCACTCTCGGTCGGCTGCACAATACGCCGATCTCCGGCCTGACGCCGAGCGTGCTCAACCGGCAGGCGCAATCCGGCACCTTCCCACCCCAATACACCGGCTATAGCGGCAGCGGGTCGCCGTACGAGAGCACCGGCTCAGGCCGCCGCCTGTCCACCTGGAACCCGACACGCCTGGGACCGACGACATCGCTCTGGTCGACGCGCGACCTCATGCTGGCGCGCTGCCACGATGAGGTGCGCAACAACCCGCTGGCCACCAGCGCCGTGGACAACTTCGAGTCGCAGATCGTCGGCAACGGGATCAAGCCGAAATGGGCGTTGAAGGATGAGGCGCTGAAACTCCAGATCGAGAACGAATTCAAGCTGTGGGCGCTCTCCAAGACCACCGACTACGGCGGCCTGTGCGACTACTACGGCCTGCAGGCGTTGGCCGCGCGCGAGATCTTCGAGGGCGGCGAAGTCTTCGTGCGCCGCCACATCCGCCCGGTCGGCTGGTCGGCCAACCCCAACATCAAGCAGCCCATGCGCGTGCCCATGCAGATGCAGTTGATCGAAGCCGAGCAGTGTCCCATCTGGCTCAACATCACGGCCTCCAGCTCCACGGTCGCGAAACCCGGCTCGGTGATCCGCACCGGCAAGGAATTCGACAAAGACGGGCGGCTGGCGGCCTTTCACCTGTATCAGGAGCATCCCGGCGAAACCATGTTTTTCACCAGCACGGCGCTGCAATTTACGCGCGTCGGCAGCGACCACATGCTGCACTGTTACAAGCCCTACCGCGCCGGTCTCCTGCGCGGGCAGCCGCACTTATCGAGCGTCCTGGTGCTGCTGCATGAGCTGAGTAAGTACACCGACGCGACCGTGGTGGCCAAGCAGGTCCAGGCCATGTTCGCGGGCTTCATTAAGAAAATCGTGCCGGAATCGGACGTGGTCCCGACCGATCTGACGGGCCCAGTGCCGGGCTCGCCGGTCAACCCTTACCTTCCGCCGGGCGTGAGGTGGGGCGAAGTGGAGGCGGGCTCGTTCAACGAGCTGTATCCCGGCGAGGATATCGTGTTCCCCTCGCTGCCGCAGAACAACGACCTGCAGACCTTCATGACGGTCATGTTGCATCAGTTCTGCGCCGCCATCGGCGCGACCTACGAACAGGTCACCGGCGATCTGCGCGGCGTCAATTTGTCCTCGATCCGCGTCGGCGTGCAGGACGCGCACCGCAAGTGCGAGCAGTTCATTTACAACGTTCTGGTGACGCAGTTCTGTGCACCGACGTTGCGCTGGTGGATGGACGAGGCGGTATTGTCGGGCCGTCTCAACCTCCCCGGCTACGCGGACGAGCCGGAGCAGTACCTGGATGTGGCGTGGACGCCGTCGGGCTGGTCCTGGATCGATCCGCAGAAGGACATCGAGGCCAAGCAGACGGCGGTGCGCTGCGGCTTCACCAGCCGTGAGAAGGTATGCGCCGAATCGGGCGAGGACGCGAGCGAGATCGATCAGGAGCAGATCCGCGACAATGCGCGGGCCGATGCGGCGGGTCTCGTCTACGACAGCGATCCGCGCAAGATCCTGATCGGCAGAGAAGCCAATCCCCAGGTCGAGGAGGAGGGCCCGCCGGAAGCAGCCGAAGCAGAACCGGGGCCAGCGCCCCCAAAGTCTGGTATTATGCGGGCTAAATAAACACCATGAAAGCGCCGTTGATGCATGTCGCCAGTCTGATCTTCAACGAGCCGCTCGCTATCATGCCCACCAAGCTGGAAGCAATCCTGCACGCCATCGGGCCCAGGTTAGTCGTCAACGATGCTTCGCTGGATGAGCTGATGCGGCTGCGCTCCATTCACTCGCGACCGGTCCTGCTGGAGGACGCCGTGGTGTTCGACGCCCAGGCTCCTGCGCAGGATGGCGGCGGCGAGGACAAACCCTACCGGCTGACGCCCGAGGGTGTCGCGGTGATTCCAATTCGCGGCACGCTGATGAAGCGCAACTCCTGGATCGCGGCGGCCTCCGGTCTCTGCAATTACGCGAGCCTCGCGCAGGCCGTCACGCAGGCGAAGGGCGATCTCCAGGTCAAGGCGATCCTGCTCGATGTGGACTCGCCCGGCGGGACCACCCACGGCTGCTTCGAGCTGTCGGACGCGATCTACCGCATGCGCAGCGCCGACAAGCCCATGTGGGCCGTGGCCAACGATCTGGCCGCCAGCGCGGCCTATGCGCTCGCGAGCGCCGCCGATCAGATCTGGGTGACGCGCACGGCAGGCGTCGGCAGCGTCGGCGTGTTTGCGCTGCACGCGGACCAGTCGGGTCTGGATGAGCAGGCCGGAGTCAAGTACACCTACGTGTTCGCCGGAGAAAAGAAGACCGACGGCAATCCGCATGAGCCACTGAGTAAGTCGGCGCGCGCGGATATCCAGGCCGAGGTGGATCGCGAGAACAACATCTTCATCGCCACCGTGGCGCGCAATCGCGGCTTCGCCAATGCCAGCTTCGAGAAAATCGCTGGCACCAAAGCAGGGGTCTATTTCGCACAGAACGCACTGCCGCTGATGGCCGATGAGGTGGGAACTTTCCAGGAAGCCCTGGAGGCCCTGACGGCAAAAGTCAGCGGGCCCAAGGTGATGTCCTCTGGAAAAGTTGCATTACAAACAGAGTCGGGCAATAATGCTTCCGACAGCGCGAAGGAAGAAGTCAAGGAGCCGAAAGAAGGAGACGTAGCTATGGCGAAACAGGGCACTGAGGAAACGAGGCGCGCGATCAAGGCCGAGGCCGACGAAGAAGTCGCGGCCACCCTCGCCGCCGCCAAACCGGACGACGAGGACCCGGAGGACGATGACGACGAGGACGACGAGAAAAAGCCGAAGGAAGACGCCAAGTCCAAAAAGTCCAAGAAAGCCGACGATGAAGCGGAAGCTCGTCGCAGCTCCGTGACCGAGATCCCGACCACGGCGAACGCGCCCGCCAAGCGGATCGCCGAGCTGTGCCAGATCGCCGGTGCGCCGGAGCTGGCTGCCGACTACATGATCAAGGGCTACACCGTCGACAAGGTGATCGAGAAGTTGAGCGCGCGCCGCGCCAAGGCCTCCGCCGAGGGTGGGGTCAACTCTTTCGTCGCGGGTGACGGCGGAGGTTCGGGTGGCGGCGGCCACGCATCGGTCGATGCCGCCATCGAGCAGGCGCGCATCATGTCGGCCAACTCCGGTGGCAGGCTCTCGCAGTCCAAGTGCATGGAGCAACTCATGCGCGCCAATCCCGATATTTATAACGGCTACCTGGAAGAGCGCGGCAGGGTCGCCGCCCAGGTGGCGTTCACGGGTGGAGGCCGGGCGTTGACTGAGTACGTTTTGAACAATCAGCGGCGCTACATGGCGAACCTGGGTCTGGGCACCACCATTGAGGACGTGCCGGGCCGCAGGGCGATGTAAGGAGGAACGATGCCGTACAACGAAGGAATGCTCAACACTTTCAGCGCCCCTGCCGGGGCCGATCTGAGCGGCAAGCAATTCTATGGCGTGGCGCTGGTCAACGACACCAACAACCCTCCCGGTGTGCACGTGGCGCTCGGCGTGGCCGCCAAAGGGATTGCGGGCGTACTGCAGAACAATCCGCTGATGGGGCAGGCCGCCTGCTATCAGTCCAGCGGAATTACCAAGGTGGCCATTTCCGCCAGCCAGACGATTGTGGGCGGCACCACCCTGCTTGATTTGGACGTCGGCGGGACCTTTACCGCGCATGCGGCGGGCACGGCTGTTGCCCAGGCCCTGGAGAGTGTGGCCCCGGTAGCGAACATTATGATCATCAGCGCCAAGCTGATGCCGAGCAATTTGCCCACTGCGTAAGCTTTTTGTTTTTTTGAGTGTGTTTTGCCGGGCCTTGACGGGTAGGCCCTAACCCCAAAGTGATAACATCCCGCCCTTGAGAGACGCACATTTCCGTGCGCCTTTTCCCAACCAATCTATTTTCACTGCCGGTCAGTATTGGCCGTGTGAGGAGTTAAGGAACGATGGCTCAACCTACCATGTCCGATTTGCACGTCAACGCTCTGCTGACTGACATGAGCGCGATGTACGCGCAAGAGGAGACCGTTTTCATCGCGCGCGATGTGTTTCCCATCGTGAGCGTAACCAAGGTGTCTGACCGGTACACCGTCTATTCGCGCGCCGACTTTAACCGCAACCAGATGCAGAAGCGTGCGCCCGGCACGACCGTCAAGAACATCGGCTACCGGGTCGACACCAACCCGACGTACCTCTGTGACGTCTGGGCGCTGGGCAAGACGATTGACGATCAGGTGCGCGGCAACGCGGACTCAATCTTCAATCTCGACCTGGAGGCCACACGGCTGCTCACCACGCAGTCGTTGATCAATCGCGAGTACGCCTGGATGAGTACCTTCTTCCAGCCCGGCGTCTGGAGCAACCTGTGGACCGGCGGAGCGGCGGCGACCCCTCCCTATCCCACGGTTCCGGCCACTTCGCCCGCCAGCAGCTACACGTTTATGAAATGGAGCAATGCGTCCTCTACGCCTATCCAGGACGTACGCCAGCTCAAGCAGATCGTGCAGCTCACCAGCGGCGGCTTCCGCCCCAACCGCATGGTGATCGGTCGGCCCGTCTTCGATGTGCTGCTCGACCATCCCGAGTTCGTGGACCGCGTCAAGTACGGCCAGACCGCGCCCAAGCCCGCGCAGGTGATTCTCGACACGCTGGCCGCGATCTTCGAAATGGATCGCGTGCATGTCAGCGATGCGATCTACAACACCGCCGCTGAAGCCGCCGGTGTGGACTCTGGCGCGACGTATGTTCCTCCCGCGTACAACCAGGGCATCAACGCCGGTGAGTCGAATGCCTTCCTCGCTGGCCCCAACGTGTGGCTCGGCTATACGCCGAGCGCGCCCGGCATCATGACGCCCGCATGCGGCTACACGTTCGCGTGGTCAGGCTACTTCGGAGCCACCCAGACCGGAGAACGCCTCTCCAGCTACTACTTCCAACCCGACCGCAGCACGCACGTCGAGATCGAAAGCGCGTACGTCCACAAGGTCATCAGCGCCGACATGGGCGGCTTTCTCGCGGGCTGCATTTAAGGAGTTGACCATGGGAATCGCATTAGAGATCCTGCGCAGGCGCAGGCCACCGGTCAAATCCGATCTGCCGCCGGAGCTGCCGGTCAAGCAGGGTGACGAGCCCACTGAAGAGCAGAAGGCCACGGTGCTGCGCGAGGCGGTCAACTACTATATCCGCTCCGGCCTCCGAGCGCCCGACGTCCGCGCGATCTGCGAGGAGTTCTGCGCGGCCATCGATGCGGCGGCGGGCGGCGGCGGAGTGTCTGGCGATGTGACGGTCTTGCCGACCAGCGCGACCGCGCCAGCCGAGGCTGGGACCGGGACTTTCGCTGTGTCCCTGACCAGCGAAGGCTCATGGATGGCGACTGCGATAGATCCGTGGCTGCACATTGATTCGCCGACGGGACCGCAGACGGCATCTGGGACGGTGGAGTTCAGCATGGAGGCGAATAACGGGGTAGTGGGACAGCCCCCTGCGGATCGGGTAGGGACGGTCGCCGTGAATAACGCAATATTCGAAGTGACCCAAAGTCCGTGGGACGTGCTGCCGGTGGAGCTATCGCCGAAGGAAGCGACGTTGGCTGCGACGTCAAGTGTGGGGAATAAGTTCGATGTGACGATCACGGGATCGGGGACAAGTGGGACGTGGACGGTGGATATCGAGAATGCAGCCAGACTGTGGCTGATCGTGGCCTCTCCCACGGCACCGCAGAGTACCAACGGCACGGTGACGTATAGCGTGCAGGCAAACGCGCTCACAACTGAGCGGACGGGCAAGTTCTTCGTGAACGGCCAGCCCTTCACGGTTACTCAAGCCGCCGGAGGCGTATGATCCACGACCTCATACCATGGCGTACATTGACGCGCACCGGCATTCCGGCGCTCAAGGTGACCCGCCGTCAGATCGTGCTCGGTGAGGTGATCGTGCCGGTCGGCGAGACGCTCGATCCCGAGCTGCTCCCTCTGCAGATCCGCCGCGAGCGGCTGCGCCAGTTCTACGAGCAGCGTTTGCTGGAGCCGGTCAGCGCGCCCAAAGACTCCCGGCAGTTCTACCGCGAGCAGCTCGCGCGCGCGCAGGGCCAGGAGGTTCCGATCACGCCGATCCAGCCGGTCGCCTCGCAGATCGTGGCTGACCTGCCAGCCATCGAAGTTGAAGTGGAAGCGGCGAAGCGCAGGCCGAAAGGAGCCAAGTAGTGGACTTCGATTCGTTGGTAGCCACGATGGACGACACGCTGGTCGCGACCTTTCAGAAAGTCGACCCGGCGGCAGGTGTTCTCCAGGTCACGCTGCATCCCAACGACGCGACCGGCGACGTCACGGTGTCCTGCATTGTGAAGAACCCGATCATGGAAGAGGATTATACGCCGGGCAGCCAGACCGGCACCTCCATGCTGACCCTGTTCATCCCGGCATCGGCTGGCGTGGTGGCGCTGCGCGGCCAGACAGCGACCTACAACGGCGTCGACTACGACGTCCTGCAATCCGATGCCGACCGCTGCGGCGGCGTGCATATCCGCATGCGCGCACGCACGCAGCCGTACAGCCAGTGAGGCCTATTGAATGCTCGACCCGGATATCGTTCTCAGTTCGGTGCTGGCCTCGCTGCAATCGATCCCTGATTTGGCGACGGAACTGGGTGCGCCCACTATCCCAGCGACCGACTCGATTACGGGCCATTTTTTTTATAGCGGCGAGGAGAACGCCTACATCCGCTCGCTCGCGCTGATGAAGAGCCCCTCCATCCTGCTGGCCTACCTCGATTACATCATGGGCAACTATGATGGCATGACCGTCTGGAAGCACCGGATGAATCTCTGCATCCGCTCGCGCAATAAGGCGTCCAACGGCAGCGCCGCCACAGCGCAGCATATCTGGTGGATGGCCATGAACCTGCCGATCTCGGTGCCGCAGGTCGCGCCCAACATCCGCTACGTGGATCTGGCGGGCGGCATGCTGTGGCTCTTCGAGACCAATCTGAAGCACCAGACGGACGAGCTGGGCCAGGACTTCTTCATTGGCACCATGGTCTTCAACGAATACGGTGACGCGGGACCGGACGGCCAGGAGTTCCTGAACGTTGGGCCCAGCAGGCTGGTTCAGCTTGCGCCCACGGTTGACGGCTTCGCGCATGCGATCAGGCAGAATTTATCCGCCGACGAACGGCGACAGCTCCTCGAAGGAATCACAGAGGAACAAGGAGTCAGTTAATGGCGACACGCATACAAAATAAAATTCTCGGCCTGGGACTGCACCGGCAGGCCGACATCGTCACAGCCAACACTACGTTCCTCCGTTTCCGCCAGCTCAACGCGGAGCTTGCGCCGAGCGGTTTCCTCACCGAGAACGACGCCAACGAAATCGGCAAGGGCAATGAGTTCATCTCCGCCAGCGGCGTGTACCCGGTCTCTTACAACCCGCTGGCCAGGATTGACAAGTATTCGTCGGCGGAGTTCATGACCTGGGCGTTTGCCTTCGCGCTGGGTAAGGTCGCCGAAGCCACCGGCGACTACACTCTTACGCCCATCGATCCCTGCATTGACGGCCTGGAATTGCCGTACTTTACCGTGGTCGAGCAGGTGTGCGAATCCGGCGGGCAGGCGTTGGACGATGCCTTTATCGGCTGCGCCATCGAGGACGTCACCTACGATTTCAATTACGGGCCGGGCCGTCAATCGGGCCGGGTGACGTGCAACTGGGTCGGTTCCGGCAAGATGGCAACGCCGTCTACCGTGACAGTCCCTCCCGCTGTCAGCGAGCACTACATGCTGACCGGCTCGATGCAGTTGACGATTAACGGAATCAATTACATCACCGCCAAGACGATCCTGTCAGGCCAGATTGCCTGGAAGAACAACCTGCTGGTCGGCCCTGGTTTCTTCCCCGGCAGCGGCATGCAGAACGGCGCAGCCATCCGTGGGCGCATCGAAATCGGCCCGCGCGCGTCTACCTTCACCTTCACCGCGCGCCTATTGAAAAGTTCGACGGAGTACGCGCTGCTCATCGGGCAGAATACCGGCACGGCCACCATCACCGTGAGCTTCGACGCCACCCACACCATGACCTTCACTTATCCGAGCATCCAGTACGAGGCGGTGGTGAACGGCGAGCAGGACGGCATCGTCAGCGTTACGGTCACCGTCGCGACCAAATACGATCCCACCCTTGGCGTGCTCACCATCACCTCGCAATGCGGCATCACCGGCATCGCGCAGGCTGGCACCCTGATTACGGGATAAGGAGCTGGATATGGCCCTTGGCAGCAACTCGAAAACGAACGTCGGGATACGGCGGTTCATTTACACCACGACTCCGCCGGGATACCGCAACTTCGAACCCAACGGCACGCAGACGTACGTGGTTACGTCGAGCCACGGCTACGTCCACGCGGGCAATGCCTATGCGAAGGGCCAGACCATTGCCTACGACGCCGCTGGCGGCACGCTGTACAGCAACCTCGCGCGTCTGGAGCGCAGCTTCAATGGCCATTTGATTGATCCGTCGAGCTAGAGGAGAACTGAATGTACGGTGAGCTGTTTCTCATCAAAACGACGCAGGGCGGCGAGATTCCGGCGATCCCCATCGTCATCCAGAACCCGGCCAAGGTCGCGGCGCTGCGTCTCCCGACCGCCGAGGAGATCAGCGCCTATACCGGCAGCATCCGGCAGGTGATCCACCGGCTGGGCCGCCGCCAGAGCGAAGATCGCGACGTGCCCAACACCGAGGCCGAGCGCAAGCTCTTCGACGCGATCCGTCTGGACAGAACCGGCGACGAGTTCGACGAAGCGGAGATGCGCCACTCCATCGATCTGGTGTTGCGCCACAACGTGATCGCCTGTGAGCGCGACGGCGATCAGTACGTGATCAAAGTCAACACCCTCTGGGGCGTTACCTCTCACACCTGCCGTATCCCCACCACGCGCGAACTGCAGAACTACCGGGAAGGCGTCATCAAGTCGCGCGAGCTGCCCCACAACGTCGAGGAGCGCCGCTTCCCGCCGGAAGCGCCGGTGCAGTTCTATAACGCGATCATCACGGCGGTAGAAGGGTACGCGCCGCAGTTCAACGTGCCCATCGGCACCGTCAACGGCAACCGGCATGTGCTCGAAGGCGCGGAGCTGAAGGCGCTCCTGCCGCAGATCCCGCCGCACCATAAACGCAGCGTGGCGGGCGAAGTCTCCAGCGCACTCTATGATCTCGACCCGCAACTTGACCCAAACGCATAGAGCCGGAAGAGTGGCCATACCCGCTACCGCTCCGGCTGCTGATCTACCGGCTGCTGCGCGGCGAGGAGCTGTGCCGTGGCGAGGACCAGGGCGCGAGCGCGTGCCCGCTGGCCGACACGGTGCGCTGCGTGGCCTGCGGCTATCGCTGGAAGGCCGACGACGTGAACGTGCCCGGCCCGTGCCCTTCCTGCGATCAGAATGCCTCCGTGGCCGAGCGCTGCGAGAGCTGCCCGGTGGTGGAAGTGGAGCACTACCGTGCGACCACGCCGAGCGGCCAGCTCCTGGACCGCGTGCTGGAACACGAGTTCGACACGAAGCACTACCGGGTCGATCCCGGCGACGTCAGCGCGGAAGTCAGGGAAGGCTTGAAGGTGCTGGAACACGAGCGAACGCGATGGGAAAAGGAAACGCGCGAGAAGGCCGACCAGGAGCGCGAGGAGCAGCAGCGGATACGGGAGATGCAGCGGAAGCAGGGGCGAGGGTTCTAGCGACCTATTCCATGCTCCCGGCAATTACCCAGGACAGAGAGCATATCGGACGTCATTTCGGAGAGCCTCATTTTTCGCAAATACGTGCAAGTCTCCACCATCATTTCGGCGTCCTTGGGGTTCAGCGGAGTGACGCTACCGTCCTTGTGTGTCACGAATGTCTGGCCCGCGAGCTGCCGAGCCTCAGCCCTTTGCTGCACCTCCAAGCCCCGAACGTCGTTGGACGTCTGGACTACCGCAATGATCACGCAAATAACGAGGTACGCGAGGCAGGCAACACCGAAGTATTTCACGATTTTCATAGATCTTCAGGCTACCAACCTGTGGAAAACGCAGGCAATAGTTCGTGGGATAAATCTGGGAAAGTTGGGGCGAAACATGGCTGCTTTTGAAACTCGCATCACCTACTCCAAGCTCTCGTTTTCGCCGATTGCGACCGAAGACATGGCGGCCATCGGCGGCATCGTGCTCGACCACATGAAGGCCCGCATCCAGGCGCATGTGGACTGGGATGACAATCCCGCCAGACCGCTGAAGCCAAGCTACGCGCAGGAGAAGGTAAAGGGCAGGCGCGTGGCCTTGACCGGCGGGCAGCTTTTTCGCGGCCAACCCTTCCGCGATTGGACGCTGCGCGGGCGCACGATGCAATCGCTGAAAGTGAAATCGGTGTCTCAGGATCAGGTGACCATCGGGCCGGTCTCAGAGGAGGCCTCCAAGATCATCAACGCGCGCAATCCGCTCGATCATATGTGGGCGATGTCGCCGAGCGATACCGAGGTTCTGCACGAAGCCGTTTACAACACCATAATGCAGACCGTGCGCGTGCGACTCCAGCCGACCGGCGAAGTGAGGATGGTCGCCTAATGGGATCGTTTCCCTCCGATCTGACGATGAAGGTCAACATCGACCCTACATCTGCCCTCGCGACTGCCAAAAAGATGGACGAATTGCTAAGGCAAGGCGCGAAGGGCGATGCCGAGGCATACAAGCAGGCCGCAGAGATGGGCATGAGCATGGCCAAGCAACTGATCAACACCAGCACGCGCGCCGGTCGCCAGCTCGAAACCCAGCTTCGGTCCATCGAGAAACAGACGCAGTCGCTGGGAAAGACTGCAACGGAGATGAATGAGCAGCAGCGGAGCTGGATGCTGGAGCGCGCACGCGGGTTAAAGAACCAGGAGGAGCAGGAAAAACGGATCAATGCGATCTACGATCAGCGGCGGAAATATTTTCAAGAGGAGGAGCGCAGGCAGCAGCAGAAAGGTCCCGGCACCGGTGCCCTGCTCTTCCGTGGTGCGCGCGATATTTTCGAAGGCCGCATGAGCTACGGCATGATGGATCTCGGCAGGGCCGCGCTTGGCGGGATGGGGGGCGGGGGCGCAGCAGCGGGAGGGGCGGCGGCTGGCGCAGGAGCGGGCGGAGTTGGAGGCGTGCTCGCCGGAATCAGCGGTACTGCGCTCGCCATCGGCGGTGTGGCGGCGGCCCTGGTCGGCGTGGAAGTCGCCGGTTACGCCGCCGCCAAAGCTATCGGCGAGTTTGGCCGCGAAGTCCACGACGTGCAGATCAAGACGGGGATGACCGCCGTCGAAGTGCAGCGCCTTCAGTTCGCCGCCCAAGTCACCGGTCAGGACATCGGCATCGTGGATCGCATGATGCGCGGCCTCACCATGGCCATCGAAGGCACCGATAAGAAGGCCTTTGCCGCCGCCAAGACTCTCCAGGACATGGGCGTTGATTTGGTGGCTTTGCAAAAGGGTGGGATCAAGCCGCTGGAGCTATTGCAGCAAATCTCCACCGCGCTTGAAAAGCAGCCCAACAAATGGCTGCAGAACAAGGAGGCCATGGATCTATTCGGTCGCTCTGGCATTCCGGCGCTGCCCATGATCACGGAGCTGAACCGAGCGCTGGGGGAAAGCGGAAAACTCCATTTCGTCGACCAGGACCAAATCGACCGATGGAGGGAGGGAAATGTCGAGATCGCGAGAATGGAGACCGAGCTGAAACTGATCAAGCTCCACCTGGAGGGACTGGTCGCCAAGCCATTCATCATCACCATCGATGTGGTGGGGAAGCTGGGCGATCTGTTGACGAAGGGTATGGGCCAGCAAGAAAAGTCGGGCCAGGAGCCGGATATACCGGAGGACTTGATCGGGCGCTTTCGTGCCGCCATGGGCGCGGAGAAGACAGCGGAGAGAGCGCCGTATGTCGCCGCGCAGCAATACGCGAAGGAATTGCAGAAAAACAGCTTGGAGGCGGCGGAGCAGGAGCTATCAGCGGCGAAAGAGGTCTACGACGAAGATCTGAAGAGAGCAGCCTTAGGCACGGTCATGATCGATCAGCTCAAGGAGCACGAGGCGATCTACAAGAGAATCAGAGATCACGTGGAAGCAATGAGAAAGGCTGATAGCGACCGGAAGGCCATCGCAGAAGCGCTGCGCCGCTCAATCCTGAATGCGGAGCAGCAGAGAGAGAATCCGTTCGCGCTCCCGGCGGAAGCAGCGTTGAATCGAGATTTGAGGATGCACGGAATTACGCCAGCCGACGCATTCCGCTTCTCCTGGCACGCTGCGCCGCAGATTTTGTTTGAGCGCGGGCAACAGGCCGCCAAGTTTCAGACGGAGATGCTGGGCGTGCAGGAGACCACACAGCGCGAGCTGATGCGTGCGCGCCTGGGCGGCATCGAGCCGGTGAATGTCCGCGAGCTGGGCCAGGGCGGCGTCACGCGCGCCGACGTGGAGCATGACATCGTGGAGCAGTATCAGCAGCGCGTCGAAATCGCGAAGGAGACCCGCACTATCGAAGAGGACCTGATCAACAAACGCAAGATCGACGCCAAAGATAATGTCGGATTGGCCCAGAAGGCACGTGACCTCGAAGCTGTTGCGGGCAAGGAGTTGGTCGCCAATGCAGAAGCCACAATGGCGATAAAGAAACAGGCGCACGCACTCGCCCAGAGAGAGCGAGATGAGGAGCGGAAGCATACAGAGACGATGTCGAGGATTCAGCTCGCCGACCAGGAGGAGTCCATCAAGCACGACGCGGATCTGGCGCGGAAACAAGCCGAGCTACGCTTCAAGGGCGACAACCCGGCGGCGGGCATCGCCGAATCATATCGAATCGCCGTGGAGGAGTCTCACCAGCTTTACGATCTGGAGATGCAGCGCATCGCCCTGCATGAAACCGGCTATAAGGCCGAAGAGGACGCTGCCATGGCTCTCCACAAATTGCACCGGGAGGATGAGGCCGCGCGCGAAGATGCCCAGCTCAAGCTGGCGCAGATGCAACAGCAACAACTCGACGCTCTGAAGAGCAAGATCGAGCCGCTCTACCACACGCTGTTCACGAACCCTAGGCAATTTGGCACGCAGCTTCGCCAGACGGTGCAGGAAGCTGCGCTGCACCCCATCGTGAGCGGCCTGAGCGAGATGACCGCCACGGCGCTGCACCCGCTCATTTACGGCGCGGGCGGCACGGGAGGGATCGCAGGTACTCTCGGCGGGATGTTCGGCGGCGGCAGGCTCAACGACGTCCACCTGATCAACGGCGCGGTGCCGGTTCACATCGTGGGCGCTGGTGGCGGCTTCGGCGGAGGAGGTGGTGGTTTCTTCGGCGGCGGCTACGGTGGTGGTGGTGGCGGCGGCCTGCCGAGCTTCGCGCAACTCGCGAACCTCCCGATGACCACCGGCTCATACGGCGGCATGGATTTCGGCGGGATGGCCCTGAGCAGTGCGCTTGGAGGCGGCGTCGGCACATCGCTTTATAACCTGCCAACCGGCGGCAGCTCTGGCATGAATTTTGGTGCCATGACCCTGGCGTCTGCCCTTGGCGGCGGTGGTACGGCCAGCGGCGGTCGCGGATTCAACCTGGGCGGCCTGGGCGGGCTCGCGCGTGGTCTGTCGGGCTGGAAACAGATGCTCGGCTTCGGCGCGGTGCGCGGAAGCACTCCCGGCTCGGAGTCTCTGGCGCGGGCAGCCGAAGGCCCAGGTGTGAGCGCAGGGGGCGCATTCAGCCTGAGAGGCTTTGCTGGATCGCCACTGGCCAGAGCCGGAGCCATGACCGGCGGGATGATGGCAGCGCAATCCGGTCTGCTCGGACAGCAGCGTGGCACCGGCCTTGGTGTCCTGGAAGGCACGCTCGGCGGAGCCGCTATCGGGTTCTCCTTGGCTCCTCCCGGCTTCCAGCCATTGGGCGCTGCCATCGGCGCAGGTGTCGGCCTGGGGATCGGCTTGGGCGAGATGATCGCGGGCGTGGAATCGCCGCGCAATGAGGCCAAGCGGCTGGTGAGAAGTGTCTACCATATCTCGATCAACAACACGACCGCCGACCAGATCGTTTCCATCGCCAACCAATCGTACAGCGGCCACGTCTCTATCGCGGTGCGCTCGCCCGAGGTGCGCCATATGCTGGGGCTCTACGCCGCCGGAACGGGCCAGGGGTCGATCTTCGCCCAGTCGTCGAACGAACCGCACGGAGCTTCGCTGGTGGAATCTGGCGGCATCCTTGCGCAGCAGGCGACCTATCAGTACGGGCAGGCATTCAGCCAAAGTTCGAACCTGCCGATCTATGGCGGCACGCCCACGCACGTGCTGGGGCCGCCGGGCGGCGGCATGCAGCTCTCGCTGAATATCGGCGGCCAGGATGCCGCGCGATTTTTGCAGGGGAACGTAGTGAGCCCTGATGTCGTGCAAGGACAATATGCGGCGGCCATGTATGGTTCTTCCGGTCGAGTGTCGCAGAGTTTGATGATGTCGGAGCCCGGCAGTATCGCGTCTTGAAGTTGCGTGATTTATGGGTGAGAATATGGCAGGGCTAGGTAAGGCGAGGCGGGGCAGGGCTTGGCGAGGCCGGGCTCGGTCTGGCATGGCGTGGGCGTCAATGACGCAAGGGCATGGCGGGTTCCGTCATGCCTTCTAACCTCTCGCCAGCGACGGTCGCGCCCGGCAATGTGCTGCCGCAGTCACTCTCTACCTCATTCGTGGAGACTCTAGTCTATCCGTTGCTCGCCGTCTCATATGCCGACGGCACTTTCGAGCGTTCGTTGATTGTGGATGGAGTCAATCCGCCGCGCGCGCTGCGCACCTGGGTCATGGCGAAGCGGCTGACGACGGCGCAGCTTACAACGTTGTTCAATTTCTGGACGACTCAGGCGGTCGGCGGTCTCAATGCGTTCTACTTCTACAATCCGGTCGATATACTGCCCGGCCAGCACATCGGCTCCAACTACGACCCGACCGGCAATAATACGCAGGGTCGTGTGATCTGCTTCTTCCGGGGCGACTGGGCGCAACGCACCGAGCTGGGACGCCACGCAGGGCCCAACCTAATGCTCATCGAGGTCGCGTGAGATGGCGGATCAAATCGGTCGCATCCCGGTGCCAGTCCCGGTCAGGTCGGGCGCTACCTTCACGCTGAAATCCGAGTATGGCTACGGCGTCACACAGGATTGGCGCGTTGTGGAACACCGCTTTGGCGAGTTGGCCACGCTCGGAGTGCAGCGATACGGCGTCGGCAGCGGCGCGCGCCATTTTCAGTGGGTCAAATCCTCCCTGAACTACGCCGACCGGCAGTATCTGCTCACCTTCTACAATCAGGTGCAGGGTTCGTATCAATCCTTCACATACCCGGTGCCCAACACCGACCGCTCGACATTCACCAACGTCGAGGTCATATTCGACACGCCGCCGATCTCCATCACGGATCTGGTCAACCGCGCGCAGACCGGCCTGACCTTCACGGAGATCGTTAGCCAGGGTGCCGCATATACCGGCACCGTCGGTGCGGTATGCAGCCGCTTCCCGTCCACGGCCCTGGCTGCGGCGCTCGCCAGCGAGGTCCAGATCATCATCCCGCTGATTCACATCAAGGTGCGCAACCCGGCTGTGCCTGACATCTACCTGTCCGACCGGCGCGTCAATATGGTCGGTTTTCCCGGCGCACCCAGCCCGGTGACGTTCCTGCCGCGCCTGCTGGGCGTGGGCGTACCGGGCACTCAAGACGTCATCATGTCGCAGTCTCTCGATGGCCGCTCCGATAACGTCAGGTTCACGCTCGGCAACGCGGACAGGGCGATGTCGCAGCTCGTCAACGACTGCTCACTGGAATACGCCTCCATCGATATGAGCTTCTTCCACGTCGGCACCGGCATCCTGCTGCAGCTCTGGAAGGGCGTGGTCCTCTCGTGGCAAGCGGATGGATCGCCGCAGTTCAGCATGCAGTGCTCCGACGGTCTCTATCCCATCACCCAGGCATACCCGCCGCGCACCGTTAGCAGGCAGTGCTGGAAGCCGTTCAACGCGGATGTCGTGCCCGGCTACCGGCCCTGCCCGTGGGCGACGGTCGGCGGCAACGTCGGCAATGCGACGTCCTGCGACTATTTCTTCAACTCGCCGAACGGCTGTCTCTCGCACGGCATGTCGAACTACTTCGGCGGCCATCCCGAACAACCGCAGAACGTGGTGATCAAAGATAACGGCACCGGCATTATGGGCGGATTTTTCCGTTCGACGGTGACATCAACCTCGATCCTGTCGGATAGCATCTGGGGCCAGCCGCTGCCGGAAATTTGGTGCAATTATTTCGGCTCGCCGCAGCGGGCCTTTTGGGCGAACTGTCAGATCGCCGCTGTTCGCGACGAGTCCGATTACATGGACTTGTTGGGGATTGTGGGCGCGGGACCTATCGGCGCTTTCGAAGGCATGAGCGTGCAGACCAACAGCGACGGCTACAAATTTGTCGTGGCACCGACGGCGGATGGGTTCTTCCCACAAGGCTTCAAGGTGGACAGCCACCTCAATATCGCCAGCAACTACTACCAGCTAGGCCTGGGCTTGCGTCAGTCGCTCGGCAACGATCCCGCACACTTGGCCACGGCCCCCACCGATGGCATCGATGCGTTCTCGCTCGGTCAGGGGTCGCCGCAGCACTGGGACGAGCCCGACCCGAATTGGAGCAACCTCGCCGGGCATCCGAATACCATCATTCCCTACGCGGCAGGCACGGCGCTCTGCGAGGTGCGCTATCCCAAGTCTGCCGGGACCGGCCTTGCGCCGACGACCGCCGAGAGTCATAGCATGCAGTGCCCGATCCGCTTCGGGTTGACCGGCAGCGTCTTCGATACGACCGGCGCGCGCACGCTCGTTTCCGGTCTGGTCAACCCCTTCTGGGTGGCCGCCAATTCTTATTTTCGGGCGCTGGGAATCCAGCATGCGGATGCCGCCACGCAACTCTCCTATCTGGTCCTCAGTTCGATCACCAACACGAGCGGCATGGGATGCGCGGATATCGCCGGGCAGTGGGTTGCCCCCGTCGTCGGCATGCAGGTGATTCCGACCTATGTCGTGACCACTGCGGGCCAAGCATTGGCACACTACAATCTCGATTTTTTCAATGGCAACTTCGGCACCTTTACTTATCAGAACAGTTCCGGCACCGTCATAACGATGTCGCTCTCGGCAGCCCAAACAGCAGGCTACATCACCGTCGTCAGCCAGCCGAACCAAGAGCTGCAATTCGTGTTCCAGGGCAGCATCGCGGAATTCAAACCGTTCCGCGATTGGCTGACGGAGATTCTCAACTGTGCGTTGGGTTATTTTTGCTTCGAGTTCGGCCAGTTGAAAATGGGCATCCGCTACAGTGCGGTGCCGACCGATTCGTTCACCATCGGCTCGATGCTGTACCAGTCGCTGACCATCACGCCGATCCAGTCCCAGTTCGAATACCTGAAGATCACCTTCGCGAACGTGGAGCTGCAATACCAGCAGGATCTCGCGGAATACCAGGACAAGGACCACGCGATCTACTATGGCCGCGCCGGTACGCCGCTGACCAGCAACATGCGCTCCGTGGGCTGCTCCACGCTTTCGCAGGGTCTGCGGATCGCCGTCACGCGCACGCGCGAGGAGATCGGCGGCATCCTGCGCAAGGACCTTGGAGACGCCCAGAAGTACATCGAGTGGGACAACCATAAGCGCGTGAGCTTCAAATCCACACTGCTCGCGCTCAACAACGAGATCGGGCAGGTGATTGGCATCCAGCATCCCGACCTGCCGACGTACCCCGGTGCCGTGCCGAATCCCAACAAGCCCGGCAACAACGGTCCCTTCCCCGCGCATACGTGGCCGTTCCGCATCCAGAAGTGGATGCTCCACAGCGACTGGTCGGTCAGCATCCTGGCTGACTCGTGCGTGGATAGCATGTATGACCTGGACGTTGGTCCGCAACCCTTAGGCGTCGGCCCGCGCCCGCTGCCGGTGATGTTTTTCCCCGAGCCACTGGGTCAGTGGGCCCCGTATCAGGTGCAGGCCGATCCGGCGGATGCGCTCTACCCGAGCGAGTGGACGTTCAATTTGCAACAGACCTTCCAATACCAGGGAGACGGCGTGCTGCTTACCAGCGCCGTGGTCGCGGGCTGCCTGCCGGTCAATCAATTCGTGCCCGGCTGCGGCGCTCCTGACGTCAAGAAGGGCGATGTCTCATGGGCGACCACTGGCGGCAGCATTCCCGGCGGCACCACCCTGTTCGTCCAGATCTGCGCGGCCATCGCGGACACGACGAACCCCGCGAACCCCGTGGTGACGCAATACAGCCCGCCGTCAGAGATCCTGGTGCTCCAGGTGCCGACCGGCACGAATACGAATACGCTGACGATCAATGATATCCAGTGGCCGACGGCGAGCGGCCTGAATGCCTGGGTGCTGTTTGCGAACACCGTCGAGGATCTGCTCTGCGGCCAGGAAGCCGCGCTCGGCCAGCCCGCGTCCATCACCTTCGCCGGGCCGGTGCTCCGGCAGACGTACGGCGTCCCTGACTTCGACCTGAACATTCTGCGCCTGCGCGCCCAGGTGCTGATCCATGGCGGCGTGCTCGGCGCGGGCGTCGATGCGCTGACCAGCTCGCCACATACCATCACCAGCCACGCCACGATTGATCTCGCAGGCACGGACAACTGGGCGAATCGCGTGCTCGCCATCATTGGTCGCCAGCAGGGCAGCGGCATCGCCCCGTTCGCGCATTTCAACATCACGTCGTTCTCCCCGTCGATGGGCACGTTTACGCTGGACCGCGATCCCATAGCGGCGGGCGTGCAGGTAGGCGACATCTTCGTCGTGTGCTTCCTGGGCGCGGACAACGGCTCAAACCCGCATGTGGTCGGCGACCCCGGCCTGAGCAACGCGAACAATACTCCACCGCACACCGGCGAGCTGGTGAACGACCCCAACCGCATTGGCCGCATGGTCCGCGTCATCAAAGGTACGAGCCGTGGGATGTCGGCGAAGATCGTCAGCAACGATACCACTAGCTACACGCTCGATCAGGCGCTGCCCATTGATACCACGAGCGTGTGGGTCGTCTGCGATCCCGGCTGGAATTATTCCAAGGACGTGATCGTTAACAATGCCGATCCCATGAAGGTCACGGCGTCGGCCATCGAAATCAACAATTACAAACGGCTCGCGCTGTTGGTGGAAGGCGTGACGATTGACAACGAGGCGCAGATTGTGGACGACGCCAATGCGTGCGTCCGAATGCTTTTCATTCCCGGTGCGCAGGGCACCACCAACGTGACGACCTGACATGAGCACCGATTACACCGTTAAGATCACCGACAGGCTCCTGCGCTTCGACACGACCAACGACGACGTCCTCCTTACGCTCCTGCCCTTCAAACAGACCCCGAATGCGCCCTACGAAATCCACCGCATCAGCAAGGGCGACGGGCACACCGTCACGATTCGCGTCGATCCATCGACCACAGATTTTCTCCTGCCCGACCGCAGCACGACGATCTTACTGACCGATGCGAATCCGACGGCGATGATCCGCATCCCGGCAGACGGTGCTTCTCCGGCCTTCGTCGCCCAAGGCGGCGGCAGCGGTGGTGGTGGCGGCGGCGGCACGGATACAATCATTGGGCCGGTCACCGGCTTCACGAGCGCAGGCGAGGTGGGCACCCGCTACGCCAGCGATCCCGACCGGCTCGTGCATCTGACCATCGGGTTCGTGCCGATCTCTCCGGTGCCGCAGCCGATCACCTACTTCGTCAGCGCCGACGATGGCGCGCACTGGACCTGGATCGGGTCGCAGCGCATGCAGGCGACCGGCCAGCAGCTCCTGGTGGACCGGCTGGCTCCAGGCGCGACGTCGACGTGGATGATGGCGGCGGTCGCGGGCAACCTGGGAGGCGATCCCTCACCTATCCTGGACGCCAACCTGAGCACGCTCTATGCGGGCGTCGTTCGGTCCAGTTCGTTCCCGGTGCTCGGCCTGACAGCGCCTGCTGCCTCGACCGGGATCACGGCCACCATCGGCACCCAGCAAAATGTGGTCTCAGCGGATGGCTTCACACAGTATGGTGTGATTACCGGCGTCTCCTACAACGGCGGGATTGTCGGCATGGTCTACACGGACCCGGTCGGCACGAGCAATTTTTTCGTGCGTATCACGTCTCAGATTTTGGACTCCTCTCGCAATTCGCTGGCAGCGGAAGCGCCGCACGGAGGAACGCTGATTACCGGGGGATCGCACTCCGAACCACCCCATCTCATTACCTACGTGCCCGGCTTGGCGTTCGTTCGCTACCGGTTTTACTTGGCGAATCGGAACTCACAAGGCGGCGGCGACTTCTCCGACGCGAGCACCAACACGTTACAGATGGTCAGCTACAACAGCGCCGCGCCCGCCGACCACTATGACGTCCCGATCACCATCCCGCCATTCACGCCGATCAACCCCGACACCGCTTTCAACGTCACCTCAGTCACGGCGTCCGAAGTGGGGCCGAAATACCAGGACACCCAGCAGGGCCTGCACACCACTATCGGCGTGGTCCCGGTCATCGACCATGACTACAGCAGCCCGCGCACGGTCACGATCTGGTTCGATTTCGGAACCGGGAACCCGGTGTGGCAGGGCTGGTACTCATTGTCCAACCAGGGGCAGGTGGTCCGCATCGGAGACTCCACGCTGGGCACCGACGGCGTTCGCAAATCGGGCAACATTTGGGTTCCCGCAAACGCCGGTCAGGGCAACTGGATTTGCTACTGCGGCGCGGGCCACCTCGACAACGGCACCAATCCCAACGCATACAAGTCGTGCAATTTTACGGTGGTGCCGGTGGCCCCCTGCTTGCCCAACGGCGTCACCAACGCACAATTTCTTCCCAATCCGGCGACCAGCGACCCTATCGATTACAGCAAATACGATCCCGGCATCTGGTTTTGGGAATATTACTGCCTGACGTTCCAGCCGCCGACCCTGGCGTTCGACCCGAACTACTGGTTCACGCTCGTCACAATTCAAAAAGGCGGAATCATCGGCGGCGTGTGGACCCAAGCCCCCGACTCTGAGGGTATCAACGCGGACCCGCACCTTAACTTTTTGGGCAGGGTGCATGCGGAGATCAACCAGCTTCCCGGCGTCAGCGGCGGCCAGATTAGCATCCTGAAAAAGTTCGGTGCTAACCCTGCGACCTGGAACATCCCGCCAGCGCAGAACGAAGACCTGACTCCGAATCCTTACCGGACCTTTCGCTTCTGGCTGTACAACGTGAGCAGGCTGGGCACGGACACAAGCGGCAGCGGCGGCGCTGGCACCTACACGTTGCAGACGTCCTGCTGGCCCGGCGGTGCGGATCACTTCGATCTGACGCCGGTGCCGAAGAACAGTTCGCTTGATTTCCGCGCTGCGAACCCGGCGACGATCACCGCTCCGCTCACCGGCGGCAACGGCCAGCCGCTGACAATCCCGCCGTACGATGCGGGGAGCGGGACGGGCGGAATTGGTGTCGGATATCTGGGGCCTCAGTCGGTCCATGCGATCAACATGGCTAAGGACTCCATCACCGCAGCCAATCAGGCGCTGGCGGCAAGCTCGGTGGTAGATCCGAACCTCGTGAGCATGGGCATCAACAAGGTCACCTACGGCACCAGCATATTCGCGGGCGATGTGGTTCTCAGCCGGGGCATCAGCCTGCCCGTGATCATTCTGAAAAATACCGGGATCTTTTTGTACGGGCAGGCAGATGCTTCAACTGGCGCTTCCGGCCTACTCAGCAAGCCCTACGTCGGCATTCAGAATAATGCGATTGGACTCTTTCAGGGAGGTACGGGAACAGCATCAAATTCGGGGCCGGGAACAGGCGGCTCAGTCTTTCTCGACGCGGCGAACGCTGCGATCACGATCTACAGCACAAACGGTGATATCACCAAGCCCTACCTCACGGTGAATTCAGCGGGAATCATGATCGTGAACGGCGTGAACAGCTTCGCCGTCAACAGCAATGCGATGGTGTTTCTCGACACCGGGAATAAAAACCGGATCGACATCAATTCGGCTGGGATCACCCTGTCGAATAAGATCAACGCTGACGGTACGATCCCCACTACAGCCAATCAACTGGTGATGCTCTCCACCGGGCTACAGTTCACGATTGCTCAGGTTGCACAGATCACGGTCCACCAGACGAATGGCATCACCCTCTCAAACGGCGGCACCAGCAGCGTCGTGGTCACCAATGCCAATGTCACGATTACCGCATCGGGCGCGCAGGCGACGTTCAGCAGCAACCAGATTCAGATGATACAAGGTGCCGCGACCGTGACGATCACCGCCGCCTCGCTCAAACTTTCCAACGGCACCAGCAGCGTGGAAGTCACCTCCAGTAACGTCACGATTACCAACGGAAGCCTGACCGCTGCAACGATTAACGGCGGCTCGCTGACCATCACGACCAGTCAGGGAATCGTCTCAATCACTCCCTCAACGAGCGGCGTCCAGGTGTCGGGCAACGGAGGAGTCGATCTCACTCACCTTGGCTCCAGTGTCATTTCGATTTACACCGGGTCACCAACCTACGGCTCTGAATTGTCGCCAACCACGCTGCTTGTGGGGCGGTTCGGCACCAGCCCTATTCTCACTATTGGTCTAAATGCGAATGACGGCTCGATGAAGATCGGCAACAAGACTGTGATTGACGCGAACCAAGTGTGGCGGGAAAGCGTGCAGTGTACCGACCATATTTTCGGCAATGATTTTGGGATCTCTGGCGTTGCCGTAGGGTGGCCGCAGACCTCGACGTCCGCAGGTAATCCAGGCGGCCCAGGCCCAGGCGCTGCTCAGGGGGCTGTATATAGCTTCGCCACCGGGGCAGGCAAAACCGTTTATGTTTGCGGCGGTCTTATCCTCAACGTAGTGTAGAAAAATGCTTATGGAAAACCTACAGAACGAATATCAACTCACATCCGACGAACAGGGACTGGTCAAACCCCTGATCGAAAACATTGAGGCAATGCAACGCGAAACCCAGGCCATCCTCCGTGCGATCACGCGCCTGCGCGCTCTGGAAGGCAACTGGAATTTGGTCGGCGATAAACTGGTCCGCATGCAGTCCCCCAACGGGAACGGGTAAAACACTATGGCCTCCACCGTCTTCGCAACCGTCACCACTCCTGGGCCTGCTGGCCCGACCGGCCCTCCCGGCTACAGTCCGCAGTTCATCGTCCAGGCTGGCGCTCCCACGGTCGGCTTGGGGCAGAACGGGGACATGTTTATCGACAGCAGCACCGGGAATGTGTGGGGGCCGAAGGCGAATAACGCGTGGCCAAGCGTGCCCGCCTGCAACATCAAAGGCCCGACTGGTGCCACGGGCGCTGCTGGCTATTCGCCGCAGTATATCGTCGCGGCGGGCGCTCCCGCACCTGCCACCGGCCAGAACGGCGACATGTACATCGACAGCAGCACAAGTAATGTGTTCGGCCCAAAGACCGGCGGAGCGTGGGGAGGCGTGGTCTGCAATATCAAGGGGGCCACGGGCGCGACCGGCCCCCAAGGCCCTCCTGGCGTCGGCTACAACCCGAAGGGCGCGTGGTCGTCGGCGACGACGTATGTGCAGGGGGATGAGGTTACCAGCGTCAACCTGCTCTACATCTCCCTGCAGGGCGGCAACCTCAACAACGTCCCGGCCAGCTCTCCGACATGGTGGCAGCTTGTGGGCAGCGGAACCTCGCAAACGCCGTGGACGAGTGATATCGATGGCGGCACGCACACGCTCTTTAACGTCGGGAAAATCGCCGTCGGCAATCCCGGTACGGTGCTGCCCGATGCCGACACCGCGAATGTTCACGTGATGGTCGGACCCTCCGTGGCCGGGTCGGCTTACGGAGAGATGCATCTCATTGCCAATGCGTCAAGCGGGGCAGTGGGCAGCTTCAATTTTGCCAATCTCGCCAACACCGGCACTGAGAAGCGCATCGGCGCAATTGCCGTGTACACCGATGGGGCTATCAATTCAGGATCTATGGCGTTCTACACCTGGAATACAGGGGCAGTCGCCGAAGCAGCGCGCATCTCATCGCAATCCAACGTCGGCATTGGCCTAGCCCCAACCAATACCGCGCGCGTGGACGTACTCGCGCAGGGTGCCATCGGCATCCGCCTGAAGGCCGTCACCGGCAACAACGTGCAGCTCCGGTTCGCCGGTAGTGGAGCGACGGGCGATATATGGGCAGTGGGCTCCGATATCCTCGCGGGAAACGGCGGCAAGGACTTTACGATTGACGACTTGGCGGCTGGCCCGCGCTTCGTGATCCTGCCATCCGGCAATTGCGGCATTGGCCTGACCGCCCCGGCCCAGAGGCTCGACGTCGGGGGAACGATAGGATTCACGACTTATTTGTACGGCGATAGCAAACTGGCACTCCAGACGAACGATGCGTTTCTCCGCATCAATGCCTCTGGAAGTTTTACATCGGGTATCTGGGTCGGTGCCAGCCCCTTCTACATGAACTCCGGGGCGCTGCATCTCGGCAGCCAGGGAGGCACTGGCTCTATCAATATTTCCGCCACTGCCGCAGATGCAGGCAATAGGGTCCAAATCGACGGGAACGCCAACGGCATCACCTTCTTCAACACCAAGGGAAATTTCGGAATCAACACACCATCACCGACAGGAGTGCTTACCGTAATCCCTGCGAGCAATCCGAATTCAGTCGCGACCGCAACTCAAATCCAGATCGGGGAAGCCAGCGACAACGGTGCCTATCGCCTCAGCCTGGGCTTCGGCGTCCTCTCAAGTACGTGGTGCGGAATCATTCAGAATACCGCTGGCGGCGCTGCTGGATATCTCATGATCAATCCCAGCGGCGGCCTCGTCGGGATCGGCGGCGGCACGACCCTTCCCATTTTCAATTTGCAGGTGATCGGCAATCTCGGCGTGACTCAGAGCGCGAACCTTCACATCACGTTGGGGATTGCTCCCGGCGGTGTCGCGACGGCTACCGGCATCACTGCGGGCGGCTTGTATTATGACACCGGGAATAACTGCCTCCGCCTCGAAACGCTGAGTGCCAATGTCGCATGGCGACCCCTGGTCATCAACTACTCTGGCGGCAACGTGGGCATCGGAGCTAATCTGGCTCCTGTCTATACGCTTGACGTGACTGGAAGCTGCCGCGCCACATCCGGCTTCGCCACCAGCAGCAAATACAACGTGTTCGGCGGTCCCGTTGGCAGTGCGACGGCTCCCGCTCCCACCGACGCGAATCTGGTTCTGTATAACAACAGCGGCGGGAACTGGGCCGGGATCGGCAGCGACAGCGCCGGAAACATGTGGTTCCGAACGGGCACATCGGGAACGCCGAATCCGGCCCTGATGATCTACGCCAACCCGCAGAATCGGGTGGGCGTCAACCAGCTCACCCCAAGCTACGCTCTCGACGTCACAGGTGACATCAACGCCACAGGAAATTTCAGGCTCAACGGCGCTGTGTTCCAAGGCGGCGGCTTGGCAGGCGTCCAGACCAACGGTGGTGGCAACACAACTGGTACGTTCACTTGGATCAATTTTTGCTCTTCCTCGCCCATCATCGTTCAAAATCTCGGTGTCAGCGGGCCGAACAATAACACGATATCGATCAGTTACGGGTATTCTTCCGATCTGAGGCTCAAGCAGAATGTCGTACCGCTTGAAGGTGGCCTTTCCGTGATCATGCAACTGAAACCAGTGCGCGGTGAGTGGAACGGTCTTGCCAGCACCAACGAGGGAGAGCCGATCGTTTCGGTAATCGCACAGGATCTGCAAGCCGTCATACCCGATGCCATCCATCCATTCCCGGCGAGGTTGCAGCCGGAGGATACAGAACTCACCGACATCTTAGGATTTGATCCGATGGCAATCGTCGCGCATTTGATTCTAGCCGTTCAGCAACTGAATCAACAGTTGAATCCCCCGGCGTAGCCCGTCATCCGTTGTCGTTGCGCTTCATCTCCCGCTGCGCCTTCCGCAGATTGCTCTCGAAGCGTTCGGCGAACTGCGTAAAGCTGATGGGAAAGACGGGTAGCAGTCTGTAGATAGTATCGAGCGTGGGCAGATGGCGTCCGCGCTCCAGCCCGCCCATATACCCCCGGTCAACTCCTGATTCCAGCGCCAACATTTCCTGTGCCATTCCCTTGGTGCGGCGAAGCTCGATTATGGTCATGGCAAATGCCTTCCGTAGTAGCTCACGGTCAGGCCCTTTCGCTCCTGCCCTCATGCTTGATGGTTACATTCCCACCGGATTGAGAGCCACGCGATAAAGCTCCACGTGATAAATAATACTTCAGCGGTCACCTTCCGGCGCAGCGCCCGGCGCGATGATGAACCTCCTGCGGCTGCGCTGGATCGTCTCGAAGGGAGTCTCGCCGTGGAACTCCCGCTGGTAATGATCGGCAAAGCGCCCGGCATTGCTGAATCCGCATTCGTGGGCGATGGAGATGACCGTATCGTGGGGCTGAGGGTTCTCCAATCGGTTGTGCGCGCAGTGCAGCCGCATGCGCCGCACGATCATCTCCGGTGTCATGTCGCGGATGCGGTGGCAGGCCTCCCGCAGGGTTCGCGCGCCGACACCAGTCGCACGCGCCAGATCTCCGACCGTGATGGGTTGGCGAATGTGCGCTTCAATGTATTCTTCCATCATGGCGACGTGCCGCCGGGCAGGCCCGCCGAAGTGGTGTCCGAGCAGCGGCAGATAGTTGTTTTGCGTTTGCTCGATCAGCGCGCCAACCAATTTGCGCTGAAACTCTTGGCCGAGCAGAGGATACTTTTCGAAGACGCCGCCGTCGCGCTCCAGTTCGTCCAGGAGATAATCAATTCTCTGCCCGAGATAGGTGGAAGGCCACAAACCCATCGACCCGATGATTTCGAGTGGTTGATGGACCGGCTCTCCGATCAAAAGCTCTGCTTCCCGTTTTACTATTGCGGCTGGCAGCGCTATCGTCACTGAGGACGTGGTGCCCACCCATCGCGGCAATTTATTCGCGGCATGTTGCCCCGGCATCGCCAGATACCCGGAGCCAGCCGTGAAGAGGTGTTCGCGGTTGTCGGCCCGGCGCTCGATGCCACCTCTTTCCACACGCGCCAAGCTATAGTCTGCGGTTACCAAGTCAATCGATAACCCGTCAGTTACTTCTACTGCATTGATTGTGAGTAACTCCAATTTGGCCGTATGAACGGTGAAGTGAAATTTCTCGTGTCCCTTCAACAAGTCGATCTGGCGGCCCAATAAGCGGGCAGCGGATGCAAAGAACTCTTCCACATCTTCGGTATCGAAACGCAGGTGTCGCGCCAGTCGCAACATTCTCCTCCCATGGTGGGCATCCCCTATACGAAATCGGCGGGCGAGGCCGCCGTTTCTGTCCATGGAGGACGAAAACGGCATAGCCGACTGCCGTTACTGTCACCGGTTGTTAATAAATTTTGGAGTCGCTATACAGATGTCATTGACCGCCGTATACTGCTCGCAATTCCTCCCCCGAAACACTGCGTAAAACTAGGCGTGCGTAAACAGCACGAAGGAGTGTTTTAAATGGACGTTTCAATTCCGCAGAATGTAACGGTTACGGGGAATTCAATCTCCCCGCCCCTTCCGTGATCCGCGCGGCTTTCGCGCGGGTTTGGCACCACTTTGGCACCGCTTTGGCACCGCTTTCGCACCAATAAGGCACATATTTTCAACAATTTAGGGCTTGACACGAGAATTGGCTGGCGGTAGTATTCGAGTTGCGCGGAAGCGGCGCACAGCGAGTTTTCTCGGCGAGGGCCAAACAAAATAATAGGGTCAATTCATACAGGATATCTGTGTGCCTAGGAGACTTTCGTATATGAAAACACAGTGGGAAGCCTTTACCGTTCGCCTCAATTTGCAGATGCGAACGGACATCAAGGACGCCATGGAAGAGCTGCGGGCGAGGCGGCACCGGGCCGAGGGTGGATACGTAAGCCTGGGTCGTGTCTATGCCGAAGCCGCGCTGCTGCTGCTGGAGAGCGAGGGCATCAGCATCGCGACGGACGAATCCGGCAAGGCGCGCAAACCACTGGCGCTGCCAGCCCCGAAACCCGCGAAGTCGGATACCCGGCGGAAGCGCGGCGCAATCGCGGTGCGGGCATCATGAGCCAAGAGTCCCTGTTGGGCAACCACTATCTGTGCGACCTCTGCTCTCGCCAGCGCCCTGGAGAGCCGCGCGAGGTGGGTTGTAAGTGGCTCGACGGCTTCTTCGTTTGCGTGGAGTGTTTCAATCTCTACTGCCGCGAGCTGATGGCCGCCGGAAGGAAAGTGTATGTCTCACGAGCTTGATCTGGAAGCCAGGAAGGATGCTTACGGAGCCAGTGAGCTGGGCGCGTTCCACGGCGTTGATCCGTACTACAGCCTTCTCGATAAATATCTCCGAGATGTGGAGGGCGTTGTCTACCCACCCACCAAACAGATGCAATACGGCAAGCTCTTCGAGGAGGCCATCTTTAACGTTGCCTGCCTGGAGACCGGCAAGCAATTCCGGCCTTCCTTCAACAGAACATATCGGCACCCGGAGTTCCCGAAATACCGCTTGGTGGCCACGCCCGATGGGCTCTGGCCGGAGGACGATCCGAACGAAGGCGGCGTGGAGTGCAAGTCTCTAAACCCGCACCAGTGGCACCAATATGGGCCCACCGTCGATGACATTCCGCCGCGTGTGGAGTTGCAGGCGCGCGGCAATATGGCAGTCTTGCAAAGGCCGCGATGGACCGTCGCTGTCTGGTGCGGCGACCGGCTTCTGCTCTACACGGTCGAGCGCGATCTGGAATTCGAGGTCTTCATCCTGGAGCACGCCGAACGGGAATACCGGCGCTACTTCGACGCCAGGGAGCGCCCGCCTATCGACGGCAGTAAGAACGCTTCGGCGTGGCTACAGCGGAAATGGCCCACGCATAAGCGCCCCGATCTGCGCGTGGCTACCGACGCAGAGATCGAGCAGCTCCGGCGATACGGCAGACTGCGCGCCGACCAGAAGGAGTTGGCCAGGGAGCGCGCCAAGCTCGAAAACGAAATCAAGGATGCCATCAAAGACCGCGAGGGATTGGTGTGGGAGGGTGGCCGGTTTACGTGGCGGCGCACCAAGGATTCGACCTTTGTTGACTGGGAGTCGATGGCGATAGGCCTGCGAACCTTCTACATCAAAGATGAAGACGCGCGCGTGAAATTGACCGAAGACTACACGCACACGAAGCCGGGATCACGCCGCATCTATTTCGCGTCGGACGAATTCATTGAGACCGAGGAGGCCGCCGATGCAGCCTGACTTGTTCAGCCCGGCCCATGACGGATCGGGGGTAACGGAGCCGGATCAGGTGCCGGTTGTTGAGCGCCTGGGCAACGAGGTCGCGGCGCTGCGCAAGATCATTGCGGACTTGCTGAAGCATGTGGGCCAGCCCGCCGTCTGCAGGGGCCCGCAATGCCAGCAGGGTATTTTCATGGTCTTCCACAGATCGGGCAAGTTGACGCCGTACAACGCGGACGGCACCAATCATTTTGGAACGTGCATTGATCGCGAACTATTCAGGAAGGAGAAGTGAGCATGGCGGAAGATCCAAAACCAACGAGCGAACAACTGCCGGTAGATGACACCGATATCGACAAGGCCGCTGTGGTCGAGCAAGCCGTCCAGAGTATTGCCAAGCAGCCGAAGCCCAGGACCGTTCGCGATTTGATCCAGGGGACGGAGTTCAAGAACGCGCTGCGAGCGGTTCTGCCGCGCGCGATGCGGCCCGACCGGTTCGTGCGCGTGGCACTCACCGCCATGATGCGGACACCAGATCTGGCGGAGTGCTCCAGGGAGAGCCTGTTCAAGGCGCTGCTCGATCTGTCGAGTTACGGCCTGGAACCGGACGGGCGGCGCGCGCACCTGATTCCATTTCGCAATAGCAAGATGTGCGCGTGCGGCCACGAAATGGACGCGCATCGCGGGCAGGAGTGCTCGAAGTGCGACTGCCGCCAGCGGCGCACGCTGATCGAATGCACGTTGATCATCGACTACAAGGGTCTTGCCGAGCTGGTGCGCCGGTCGGGCGACGTGAGCTACATCCACGCGGACGTGGTCTACGGCAACGACGAATGGAGCTATTCCTTCGGCACTGGCGCGCACTTGAAGCACACGCCCAGCGCCAAGGATCGCGGCACCGAGAAGATCGCCTACTACAGCTATGTGCGCCTGAAGGACGGGTCCGAGGATTTCGTGGTTATGAACCCGGCGGAGGTAGAGAAGATTCGCAAGCGCAGTAAGTCTCCTGACAAGGGCCCGTGGGTCACCGACTACGACGAAATGGGCAAGAAGACCGCGTTCCGGCGGCACAGCAAATGGCTGCCGCTCTCGCCGGAAGTACGCGGTGCCATCGAGCAGGAGGACACCGAGGCGGTGGATATCTCTGGCTGGGAGGAACTCGTTGAAGAGCCGAAGGAAGGCCTGCCTCCGGCGCGGCCCACCCTGAAAGACAGGCTCATGCCGGGTAAGGAACAGCCCAAGGCGGAGGCCGGGAAATGAGGTGGCCGTGGGAGCACCGGCCAGCACTGACCACGGCGCAGCTCGCCGTGGAGAACCTGCTGACGCAGTTGACGAAGCTGCCGGTCGGGCAGTCCATCGTGCTCATGGATCGTGCGGGCGATGGCTTTGGCGGCCTCGTGGTGAAGCGCCATTCGCGGCACACGTTGGTCTTCCAACGCAGCGGCTTTCAGGGACACTCGCGCTGGGCTGACCGGCCCGATGAGGCGCGGGAAGAGATCGCAGCGTACATCAACACCGGCAAGCTGCACGAGCCCGACAACATTAAGGGGTTTTGAATGGAAATCTCGCCGCTGGTTCTCGCGAACTTGAATCGCTGGATCTCGCACGGTGTCAATCCGGGGCACTTCTTGACCGCAGTGTTGATGAACGACCTGCGCGAGGCCGTGGTGCGCGCCGACGATGACAACCTCCGCGCGCTGCCGGAGATTGTGAATTGGGTTCGCAGGAACGCGCCCATCGGCTGCTGGGGCAGCCCGCAGGCCGTGAACCGCTGGAGGATGTCGCGGCGGCGCGCAGTCCACGAGCCGCAGATCAAGGGGTAAAGCATGGGACGCAACGATTGGGTGGAGTCGGACGGCAGGATTATGCCCAGCACCATTTTCGAACCAACGCGCGAGCAGATCCGGTCTGCTGCCTGTAAGTTGTGCGGGGATAGTGGCGTCCTGATCGAGTGCATTGACGAGGAGCGCTACAACGTCACGGTGCCGTGCTGGAAGTGCCAGGAATATTGCAGGATTTGCGACAAGCATGTAGCGAAGACCGGGCACAAGTGCGTGCCGAAGAAGGAGAAGAAGCCATGAGCCGCCGCCGTCAATGGGGTGAGGATTCCACCGCGAGCATCGATCTTTCATCAGGTGGGTCAGTCACCCTGAGCTTCAAAGGAAATCTGTTCGACCTGTCGGCTGACGAGCGGAAACTGATAAGCGATCTGTCGGCCATCATCCAGACGTACAGGGATGCCGAGCAGGAGCCGGGCCGACTTGCACCGGCGCTGCCGGTCAGGGAGGTACAGCATGGCTAAGATGTGCGAGCCGCAAATCGACGCCGATCTCGAAATCGCGGAACAGGCGGAGAAGGAAACCCTGGCGCAACTCGCGATTATCCGGCTGATGAAGCCGCTCACGCAGGAGCAGCGCGGGCGTGTTTTCCGAGCCATTCTCCACCTTCTGGAGGCCGACAAGCTGGTGCCGGGCGTGATCGATGCCTTCAGGCAGCCGGAGGTGCACCGGTGAAGCTACATCAGATGGTCGAGGATTTCGCCGACAAGTGGGGGCCCAGCAGGCCTGCCAGATATCAGAACTTTGTGTTCGAGCTGCGCGAGCTGCTGGAGGCGTATGGCCGGGCCGCGCTCCAGCATGAGAGTCTGCCCGACACCGACCACGAGCACGGAGATCCGGTATGAAGAAACTCTCCATGCGCTCGGCGATGCGTTGTGAGGCGGCGAAGACCGGGCGCTGCCGGTGCCGATGCGGCGGCCTGCTCCATGGCGCGGCCAGGGGCATGGACCCGGAGTACTTCGCGGCGCTGCCGGATGACGACCCGCACAAGGCGATGCAGCGCCAGGAAAAGAAGAGGCGCGTGCTGAAGCGCGACCGGGTGCCGCCGCTGTTTGAGGGAATTGAAGCGTGAGCGTATGGCGACGGCGACTTGCTACATACCGATTGTGTTGACGCCAGACGAGGTGTGTCTCGCTGCCCACCACGCCATCCAGCGCCGCCGGGCGAAGCTGACCGGCGAGCGGCGGGATCGAGAGCAGGGGCAGCGGTCACTCTGGGACAACGAAGTCGAGGGCGCGTGCGCGGAGCTGGCCTTCTGCAAATTCCATCGGATCTATTGGTCCGGTGTGACGGGGCTCAGGGCGAGGGATGGCGGCGTGGAGGAAGTCCGCTGGACGCGCCACGACGAAGGCGGCCTAATCCTCTATACCAACGACCGTGACGATGCGCGCATGGTGCTGATGGATGGCCATGCGCCGAACTTTCGCATCATCGGCTGGCTGTACGGTCGCGAAGGGAAAGTCGATCAATACCGCGATCCGGCAGGGTATTTTCTGGTGCCGCGCCGGATACTGCGGTCCTACATGGAGGCGTGATGGGCGATCAACGAACGTACGAACAGGTGAGGCGGAACTTTACCGACAAAGAGATGACCGACATGCACGATGCGCTGGTGCAGCGCGTGGGCGAGGTCAAAGATCTGCGCTCCGAAAAAACCCAGGCCAACGCCTCGATGAATGCCGCCATTAAGGGCACGGAGAAGGGCGTCTTCGACCTTCAGGAGAAACTGGCGCTGGGTTACGAGACGGTCGAGATCGAGGTGCTCGCCGTCATGGATAGGCCGACGGTCGGCACCAAGACCATCATCCGCGTCGATACGGGCCAGGAGCTGCGCACCGAGATAATGACGGCGCGCGAGAAGCAGCAGAGTTTCGGATTCGAAGAGCCGAAATAAGGCATGGCAGGCGAGGCGAGGGATGGCGCGGACGGGCGTGGAGAAGCACGGCGGCGCAGGTTTGGGGCATGACGAGTGAGCTTGCGTCGGTTCTTTAATCGTAGAGAACGGCGCGCTTTGTTCCTGGCGGCAGAGGGCTACTGCCGTTGTGGCCTGGAACTCGAAAAGGGATGGCACGCCGATCATGTGGTCGCCTTCGCGGCGGGCGGCGAAACAGACGTGTTCAATGGGGAAGCGCTCTGTCCAAAATGCAACCAACGGAAGGGGGGCAAAGGCATGGATTTACGCGAATGGCAGGGAAGATTTCTTAGGCACTTCAGCGAGTTCATGGAGAAGCAGCGGGACTATCTGTTGGTGGCCACTCCCGGCTCTGGCAAGACGACGGGGGCCACCCATGCCTCGCTGCGTCTCCTGAATTCCAGAATTGCTGAACGCATAGTGGTCGTCGTGCCCACCGAATCGCTGAAAAACCAGTGGGCAAAGGCGGCACATAAATGCGCCCGACTATCGTTGAACCCGGATTGGGCTGGCGATGCCCCTGAAGGACGAGACTTCCGTGGGGTTGTCGTTACGTACCACAGTCTCTCGTCCGCTTCGCAGCGCTCAATGCACGCGCAACTCTGTCGGCGGCGGAGAACAGCAGTGATTTTCGATGAAATACACCACCTGGGCGAAGGCGCGTGGGGCGTGGGGGCTCAACAAGCTTTCGGCCATGCAGCGTTTCGGCTTGGGCTCTCAGGAACTCCCTTCCGGTCTGATGGTGTGCGAATACCCTTTGTCCGTTACGAACCGCATCAGGACGTGGAAGGTGCGGTCGAGTGTATCGCTGATTTTTCCTATAGCTACATGGATGCGATGCGCGCACGCCCGCAGGTGTGCCGTTTCGTCTATTTTCCGCGCCGAGAAGGGGAGGCGCATTGGATCGGGCGCAAGGGCGAGCAGCGGGCAGCGATTAGCGAGCAGATATCCAAGGATCTCGACAGTGAACGCCTGCGCGCCATTCTTGAGCCGTCGGGAGAATACATTCGAACCCTATTCCAACAGGCTGATGAAAAGCTCACGGAGTGCCGCGCCACCGGACATCGAAACGCGGGAGGACTGATCATAGCCTCTGACGTATACGCTGCGGAACGCTACATGCGGGTGATTGAATCGATCACCGGCGAGAAGGCGATGCTCGTCGTCTCCAACCATGAAGAGGCCACCAGTATCGATGCTTTTAGGGGCTCGACATGCCGCTGGTTGGTAGCCGTCCGTATGGTTAGTGAGGGCGTCGACATCGACCGCTTGCGGACACTCGTTTATGCGACCGACTACCGGACGGAGCTGTATTTCCGGCAAGCCGTAGGCCGGGTAGTTCGCATGACCGACGGGATCACCAATCAACCGGCGTACGTCTTTATCCCTGACGACAAGCAACTGCGCGAGTGGGCTACGAACATCGAGAACGAAGTCAATCAGATCTTGCGCGAACGGGAGCGGGAACCTAAAACCGGCGGCAATCCTAACGGCGGCTCGTTGAGTAACGGCGTGTTCCATGTCCTAAATACCAGCGCGGCGACCGACGCCGGGACGATAGCGCCGGGAGTTACGTATACGCCCGAAGAAATTGCTGAGGCCAGAACACTGCGCAGCGAGTTTGGGATCTCCGAGGCGCATGAAGAGCAAATCGCCCATATGCTGCGGGCACACGATAATCGCAAAGGAACAGAATCGACGCCGGGTCCGGTGCTGGCTGAGGACGAGCCTCCCCACGTCAAACTGGCTCGTCTTAGGCGGGAATGCTCGAAGCTGGCCAACCGGCTCGACAAAATACTTGAACGCGAACCCGGTGAAACGCACGCCGAATGGAGAAGGCAAGGTGGCATGCCGCAAGGGGGGGCCTCAATAGATGATCTCGAAAAGAAAAAGAAATGGCTCGTTCAGCGAGTCGCACAATTTGCCGATGGCTCAGGAGATGAATGAAGAGCCGCCCCGCGAATTACTCGCAAACGGGGATGTGGTATTCGATCTCGCGGAGACGGCTCGCGCCGACGCCGCTGCCTTGAAAGATGCACCGAAAATGGTCCGCAAGACTCTGGAGCGGGGGGCGTGGCGAAAGTTCGCGGACCCGTACAGCAAGGCCGTCTTCGAATATGGGCCGGATGAGTTCGAGAAATTCACGCTGGCGAAGCGGCCTGCTGGCCTGGAATTGCCGGAAGGCATCAAGACCCTGATTGGCATTTGCGAATTGGCGAAAGGCGACGAGGACGCGGCGGCGGCGCTCGTGATATTGCGCGGGCTGGAGCCAAAGGCAGATACCCACGCCGAAGCTGGAGCGAAAGGCGGCAGGGGCAAGAAAGCTCCTGATAATATCAGGGGCTTTTCAGAGTACGGTACTTCCGATACCTACCTGCTGCGTCGTCTGAAGCGCGACCATGCCGACCTTGCGGCGAAGGTTGTGAGCGGCGAGATGAGCGCCCACGCTGCCGGAGTCGAGGCGGGCTTCGTAAAACTGATGGTTCAGCACGAGCCGACCGTTACCGGGTTCGCGCGTGCAGCCAAAAAGCACCTGACTGATGCCGACCGACTGCAACTGGCGAAACATCTTGAGGCAACCGGATGAAACCTCCAGAGGACAAGAAGCCGCCGTTATCGCGCGCCGACATGGAGACCATCATCCGTATTGGCCGCGAGCGCGCCGTGCTGCTGGCGCGCCTGAAGGAGGCCATCCTGACCGGCGACGGGCTGCTGGAGCACCAGCTCGCGCGTGAGCTGGTGGGCCTGCCCAAGGAGGCCACGCAGTGACGTCCCACTGGGTAAGCACCCTCGCATTCACCATCCTGGTGAAGACCGACGGAGCGAAGATCGTGTTCACCGCGCCGCTGGTGAAGCGCTTCTACGGGCAGCCCGTCGGCAATCTGCTCAACTGGGCGATCCCCTTCGGCGGCCTGCGGCATACAACCTGGGAATCGGCGCAAAAATCACCGATGGGGTGAAATATTATTGACGTGCGCATGTAGTCGTGCAAAACTGGAATCCATGATGCAACCAAACGAACTTCCCCCCGAGGTAATTTCCCTTATCAGATTCAGCACCGCCGAGCAGGTCGGCGAAGGCAAGGCCGGGATTGACGGCCAGCGCCAAGTCAACCAGTCCAGCGCAGCTTACCACGGTCTCAAGATCCGCCGCGAGATGGTGGTCGTGGATGTGTCGGGTAAGCACGTCAAGGACGACCCGCAGTTCCAGGCACTCTTCAAGGAGCTGGAGGACCCGACGCTCGCCGGTGTGGTCACATCCGAGCAGTCGCGCATCGTGCGTCCCGAGAGCTTTGACGATTATCCGATCCTGGGCCACTTCCAGCGCAATAAGAAGTTGATCTATACGCCGACCGGGCGCATCGATCCCAACACGCCGGAAGGCCGCATGGCGCTCACCGTCGGCGGCATGATGTCGGGCGAGGAGCTGCACAACCTGCGTAGCCGCTTCGCGCGCGGCAAGGCCACCAAACGCCTCGAAGGCAAGCACGTCGGCGGCAATCAGATGTTGCCCAAGACCGTGCGCTTCGTGCGCGAGCGCAACGCCGAAGGTGTGAAGACCGGCAAGTCGCACTGGGAGCTGGTACCGCTCGAAGCCGAGCGCATGAAGCGCGCCTTCCAGTTGCTTCTGGAGGGTCACAGCTACGAGACCATCGCGGAGATGGTCGGTGGCTGGACTGGCAGCGGCCTGCACCGCGCCTTCATGAACCCGATCCACATCGGCATCCGCCGCTGCGAGTGGACCGTGGGCGCGGAGTATCTGCCGGAGCCGACCGTCAAGAACCCGACGCCGAAAAAGCGCCGCTATCTGATCAAGCGCGCCGCGCCGCTCGACGTGCCCACGCGCCAGGAGTTGGAGTCGGGCGCGAAGCCGCCGGTCGTGGAGCCGATCATCTCTCTCGCCGATTGGGATCGCGCGCAGGAGATCATTGCCGCACGCATGAGCCACTGGCGCAAGGGCAAGCTCAAGAACGAAGGCCGCGACCGTGGCGTAGCGACCGGCATCGCGGACTGCTCCTGCGGCATGCCGCTCTACATGAAGTACGGCTCGCGCGGCTCGCACACCGACGCCTACATCTGCAAGTCGCGTCACCCGAGGGGCAAGGGCTGCGGCATGAAATCGATCAAGCGCATCGACCTCGACGCGGCCATCGCGCAAACCATAATGATGCTCGCCGACGCCAGCTTCGTGATGTCGGCGCTGGAGGCCGCGCTGGCGCTACAGGTGGCCGTTCCCGATCCGGCGCGCGTGCAACGCGAACTGGCGCTCGCCAAGCTCGAAAGCGGGCGCAAGGAAATGATTGTTATGGTGCGCAAGGGCGAGATGACGCGCGACGAATTCCGCGAGCAGATGGGCGCGCTGGAGATGGAGGTCCGCGCACTCGAAGCTCTAGTCCCGGCACCGGCACCGAAGGTGGATGCGAGGCAGCTCGTGGAGCTGGTGGTGGCGGTCTTCACTGAGTTCGCCTTCCTGGCGTTCGTTCAACAGCGTGAGGTCTTGCGCGGAGCCGTGCGCAGCATTATTGTGGATGGGCATGCGAGGGCGATTACGACTGTGACCATCGACGGGGGATACCTGGGACGCGGCGCTAATTCAGTACTGCATTCAAGAGCGCAGTACGGAATTAACTCCATTCCCGATCTGACGATTCGGTTCCCCGAACCGTTCATGATTCCAGACACTTACGTGGACCGGCGCACAGCCAACGGGCATCACCCCGCGAGCATCGCCAGCCGGTGGGAGTCGGTCCAATGACCGGCCAACCGAGCTTAACAGTACAGCGGAGCCCCTACGGGGGCTCCGTTTGCATTTTGGGGGACCGCTGGGCCCGGCTGAACTACCCGCAAGGGAAGAAGCGCTGGCACGCTACGAACGGCCACCGGGCCATCTGCGGATCGGTGGAGTTCGACCATCCACGGGCCGAGTTCAGCGCGGTGAAGCCGGAGCGCGGCAGACTCTGCAAGCGCTGTGTGGCAATCCTGGCGTCTACAGGGGGTCTGTGATGCGCAGCCCGTCTGCTCGCCCGGCCTGGATTCGCTGCCCCGAGGGATGCGAGGACTACTGGTGCCAGATCCACCAGCAACACGTTTTTCAGTGCGACTGTCCTCCCGTCGAGGAGTGGGAGGAAGATCCCTACGTCACCGGCGCACCGGTGAAGTGCAGCGTGTGTCAGGACGACGGCTGGCTCGCCTACCCTACCTGGGCCGACGAGGAGAAAAAAGTGATCCGCATCCGCAAGGTCGCCTGCCCGCGAGGCTGTCCGCTGGCCGACCCGGATGAAAAGGGCGTCCTGCCTGCGTTCGACGGCGGAGGTGCCACAGCATGAACACGCCGATCAATCCTGGGAATACCGGAATTGGCACCACCAGCCCGCAACACCTACTGCACATCTCCCAGCCGCCGCCTTGGCGCTCGAAACTCTGGATTACTCCTGAGTTCGCGTGCGACTTCACGCACGACGCGCCAAACCGCTGGCGGCGCTTCTGGTATTGGGCGCTGCTCGGCTGGCGCTGGAGCAAGCCATGAACACTTCCGGTCTAGCCAGGGGTAAGGGCGTACTCGTACACGCTGGTCTGATGTGGAGCGCCGCCGGAGATCGCCCATGAGCACCCTGGTGTGGAGTGACAGCAGCATCAGCGAATGCCCCGGCTGTGGTGCAACCGTGGTCGTCGGCATCATGTCGCTGTGCGCTACCTGCGCCTGCGGCATGTACTACGTGGACGCTGACGGATGGCGCGGCTGGTATTACTCACCCGCACACTTTGCGGGTGGCGGCGAGCCCGTGGGGAGGCCCTGAATGTATTGGGATCACGAGCGCTTCCAGACCCACTGCCGATTCTGCAATAAAACGCTGGAGGCCGATTCGGCGGCGGAAGCCATCGAGCTGGTCGAGGAGCACGAAAAAACCGACTGTCCGAAAAGAAAGGTCGTGGCGAAATGAGACACTGCGCGCAAGGCCACTTCATCCCCGAAGACAAGCTGACCTGTCCCGAGTGCGCCACGGCGCGCGGCGAGGAGGCCTTCCATAGCCTGCAGCTCGAATTCCTGCGCAAGGCGGCAGACGGCGAGCATAACTACACGCTGCGCGTTGCCAAGGGCCCCGACCGGCACGTGCTGATGTACACGTCGTGGGTACGCACCTTCTGCGGGCAGGAACTGAAGACGAAGCCGCAGATTGCATACGAGGCACTCGACGCCAACGCGCTCTCCAGGGTCTGCGCCGGATGCCGTATCGAAATTACCCGTGCGCTCCAGGAGGTTTCATGAGGCGCTTTGCACTTTGCGAACACAAGCGGGTCATCGTCGCGGGCGCGGTGCGCGTCCATGCGCGCCTCAGGGCGTTGCGCTGCGGTGAGTGGCCCATCGTAGGCGTTTTTCAACTGGACGAAGGCGAGTGGACGGAGCTGGCGCAGCTCTGCTCTGAACTTGGGATCGCGGTGACACAAGATGTCGAAGAATCCGCAATTCAAACTTAGGCCGCCAGTTCTGAAGCTGTCGGAGAACGACGTCGAAAGCGGCTGCCTGGATATCCTGCGTCTGCGCAACTACTGGCCCGTGCGGCTGCACGCCGGGCTTTTCAAGAGCGCAGACGGGAAGCGCTGGATTCGCGGTGTTGAGAAGGGCACCCCGGATTATCTGGCGGTGCGCCCGCCGAGCTTCTTCATGGAAACGAAGCGACCGGATGGCATCCTGAGCGACGACCAGAAGCGGAAGATCGACCACCTCCAGAGATTTTTCGGGCTCGAAACCATCGTGGTGGAAGGTGCCGAGGAACTGCTCGCGTGGTTGGAACGCCGTGATCGCAGCCCGTAAAAAAAGCGCGGGTGCCTACTCGATAAGCACCCGCGTTCGGTGGTCCCAGTGATCCTGCGATGCCGTCACCCGGCATTGCAAAACCCAGTCCAGGATACGGGTCCTCATCCTCCCCCGAGGACGAAGCTTATTTGGCAACGAAGACGGCACTCAGAAAGGAAATCTTATGCCGTTACTCAACAGCATACTCGAAATCCACAATCTGTCCAGTGGGGCACACCGGGCTTTAATTGGCTTGTTATCGTTCCGAAACAAAGCCAATGGGCAGTGTAATCCGAAGATGGAGACGCTGGGAGAACGCCTGGGCGGAATCCCCGAGCGCACATTACGCCGCTGGTTGCACGAGCTGCGGCTCGCCGGTGTAGTGTACGCGACCAAACATCGCGGGTCGAATTCCTACCGGATTAACATTTCCACAGACTGTGAAAAACCGGCTGTGGAAAACGCTCAAGACCGGCCAAAAGTGGCCGCTCAAGACCGGCCAAAAGTGGCCGCTCAAGACCGGCCAAAAATGGCCGGTCTCAACGCTCGTATCCTTACTGAACAGACAGTATTGAACAGACAGAGGGGAACCGCCGCCGCCGACGTACACGCTATACGTGTGGAAAAGGCGGCGGCGGCGGCACTGCCCTTGTTTGATGAAATCGAAACCCCAACACCCCAGGCCGAGGCTGAGAAGCTGGTGGCCGAGCTGATGCCGCAGCACCCGGAGCCGGGCAATTTGCCTAAGGCCATCAACGAAGCTGCAAAGCTCCTGGCCAGCAGGCCGGAGACGCTCACGGCGACCATCGAGACCCTCCGGCGCAACCACGGGCTCTGGCGGGCGCGCTGGGCCACGTATGCCGCCGGTCGATTCGTGCCGCAGTTGTGGCGCTGGTTTCATGACGGCGACTGGGAACATCCGCCGGTGGACCGGAAACCGGTGCAGAGCGAGACGTGGCACGAGCGCCACGAGCGGGAACGCAAGGAATCGGACGAGGAAAATTACCGGCGTTATGCCGAGCTAGGTATGTGGTCGGCGCTGCGCGAGTATGGCGGCGATGCTCTTGTGGAGGTATGGCGTGAGAAAGTCAAAGCTGTTGGATGATTTTACCTACGACAAGGAAATCGAACGCTTAAGTGCCTTGCCGAAATTCCCGCAGATGCCCGCCGCCCAGAAAGAACTACGTCGGGCGCTGCGGCGGATTTCGGAGACCGATATCGATTTCCTGCACCGGCTGATCAGCGATGTGATTGATCAGGCTTTCACCTGCCCGACGCCAGCGGACCTGATCAGGATCGCCGGAGAGAAGCGCGCCCGCGTGCAGACAGCGGTCGGCAACGCCGACTGCGAAATCTGCCACGGCAGCGGCTTCGTGACGACCGAACGGCAGGTTAACATTCGCGGAGTGGAGCCATACGAAGCGGAATTTGCGGCGCTATGCGCCTGCCGGGGAGGGAAGTGAGATGGATTTGAATCCATTCGCCGCCTGGGGCGAATCGGTGCGCGGCCTCCGTGACCGGTTCACCACTGAGCTGGGCGAGGAGCGGCCATTCTCACCCTACCGGGACGACGTCCTGGATGGGATGGCGGAGATGACCGCGCTCTGCAAATCTCTCGGCGTCTCGCTGCAACGATTGCAGCAGCACGACGCGAAGGCCTTCGACGCGTTCGTGCGGGCGCTAGAGACCAGTTAGAGACAGAAACGGCAGTCGGAACCGCCGTTTTTGTACATCCGAAACGCAATGGGTAGGAATCGAACATAATGCGCGAAAGCGGTGTATGATTGGCACGCTGGTGACAGTAATATGAATCCTTCAAGCGGCAGGACACAGGCGAGGGCAAACCGAAATGAAAAAAGATGACGGCGACTTAAATAAATACGCGCAGATGGGGCTCGCGGCTCTGATCCCCGGCATGCAGCGCATGATTGAACTGATGCAGCACGAGCTGGACATGATGCGCGAGCGACTGACAGGCTTGCAGGAGCCGCGCAAGAAGACGGGCCGACCGCCGAAGGCGATTGCCGGAGAGAAGCTGGCGAGCGGCTGGCCCGCCGATCCCGAGGAGCGCAAAGCTGAGGCGAGGCGGCGCATGCAGAACCGCGACTCCAAGCGCAGGCAGCGCGCGGCGAAAGCTGCGAAGTCTATGGTGAGTAAAGATTCTCCCGACCACGACAAGTTCCGCAAGAAGATGAAACAGGCCGCCAAGCGTCGGTGGGCTAACATGAGCTTCAAGGAACGCAAGGCCAAGCTCGCGGCGATGCGGGCCGGAAGGAAACAGAAGAAGGCCCCGGTCCTCAAACTGGAGGCAGTATCATGACATTCCCAACGGAAGCGGAAGCGCGCGAATTCATCAGGTCGACGACAATCGACATCAAGATCGAAAAGGTTTCTGTGATCCCGACAACTCACGGGTACTGGACGATTACCAGCGCCAAAGAATCCGAGCGGCCAGCCAAAACCTGTTCCATCTGCGGGGAGTCATTCCGCGAGTTCAAGAATAATGCCCAGCCCATCAACGGCGGCGGCTGCTGTAACTATTGCGATGATCACGTGGTGACGCCAGCCCGGCTCGCACTCTCGCGGCAGCAGAGGGCCAACTCATGACGCGCCTTTCCAACCGGCAGTGGCCGATGTTGAAGATGCTTTTCGATAACGGCAGCGATGTCTACATGACGCTTGAAGAAGCGGCGCAGTTTGATCAAAGACCATTCCGAAGCATGCTGATTCAGCGGTGGTGCGCGTACCGGCCCGGTCGCGGCTTTCATATCACGAAGGAAGGCAAGGCCGCGATGTACGAGTTCCAGACGACCGACATCGTCCGCAAGAATCCGAACCTGCCGCTGACGGCTTACTTCGATGCGACGGCCTACGGGTTGCACGTGCCCAGGCGCAAGGCCGCAGCGAAGACGGTGCGTGAGCTGGTCTCTAGCAGTCGGGGTGTCGCTTGACCGATGCCGAACTCCAGGGGATCGCGGCGCAGTCCCTGAACATGGCGAAGCGCGACCTCGCGCGTGGTAGATTTAACTTCCTGCTTGCCGCCTATAACCTATGCGACACACCGCCGCTGCACCGCATGGACAAGATCGAAGCGCTGGTTATCGAACGGCTGGGCGAGAACTGGCTCAATAGCGGCAGGACCAAGAACATCGGCTTTCAGACGCTGCGCATCGCCGTCGATTTGCTGCCGCCCGATGCGGTCGTCATCGTCACCATGTGCAACGGTTTTTCTCTGACCGCGAAGTTCTGGGAGCTGACTCCGGCGCAGCAAAGGGAGCTGCACAACGCGACTCACGACCGCCACCACGAAGCCGTCAAAGAGGGCTTGATGGACGTGTGCGACGTTCTGCTGGCGACCGTCCAGACGCCCGAACGGGTGTGTATGTATCAACAGAACCTGGACCGGCGTGGGGAGTTCACTGGCAGGCCTGAGACGAAATGTTTTCCGCAAGAAGGGTTCGATGGCCGGTTGAAGATGTACGGGAAACACTATGACCCGGTGAAGTTTGCGTACGAGGCCTGATATGCCACTACTCGATGACCAGCACGTGCAGGAATTGCTCAAGCTCGCAGAGCATCACCGGGAGTGTGGCGAGTGCGGACACTTCGCCGCGCATGATTATTGCCGTTCCTGCGACGAGTTCTACTGGCTGCACGCGCCCGGCTGCCGCATGTATGAGACGAAGCATTTCGGCCACCGGCTGACCATTGTGCCGTTCGTGGAGGATCGCGGCGGAGGGGGAGTGCAACCAAAGCAACCCGTGCTCGAATGCATGTTCTTCGCGAACGGCGTCACCGCCGTCTTTCACGACGGCGAACAGCAGCCGCGATTGCAGCAGTCGTGGCTGGAGTTGTTCGCGGAATTCCTGGAGTCGCACGGGCGCGATCCGCTTGCCTACCGGCTGATCATGCCCGATGGCAAGAAGGCCAGCTTCTTCCGTACGGAGGATGGCTGGAGCTGGAGATTTTCCCATGAAGGACAAGGACACAAAGAAACCACCCCGACGTCGAGCTAGCTATACACTATGTGACGAGTTGGAATACTGGATTGGCCGGGAACTGACTCGACGCCGGACTCTCAAATTGCGGCACGCGAGCAAGAACGAGATTCTGAACGACTGGGGGATGGCATGGGTCAACTACCTCCGGCAATACTACCCTGGACTCTATCCCGCCAATTCCGGTTTAGCCCACCTTGGCGTGGCGGTCGAAGTGAAGGCGGTAGATCCGGCTGACGAGGCCAAACTCGAACAGTTGCTCGACAACGGCATCGGAGTGGGCTTCCAGAAAATACCATGAGGCGCGACCCCAAGACGCCGGAAGAGTGGCAGGAAGCCGTCGATGCCGCCGCAGGCGCGCGCGCCATTGCCGATTGCGCGATGTACGGGCTGATCACGGGCGGCCCCAAGATCAACGTACGGCGCTGTGACGACATCCTGGCACGCGGACGCAAGCGCGGCATCGCGCCGTCGCGCACGGACACGGAACTGGTGGTCGAGCTGGTCAAGCAGATCAACGCTATGCTTTAATTTCACCCCAAGCTCTTTGACAACTGCATGTAGTCGTGGCATGATTGACTCATGACACACAACGGAATCGAATACGTGACCAAAGAAGAAGCGGCGGCGCGGTGCAGGGCATTCGCGGCGGCCAACCCCGGCAGCGTGTTTCACAACTATGCACACGACAAAGTGGTCCGTACTGCGGACAACCGAACGACGCTGTACGAGTGGAACAAGTTGTACGCGGACGTGGTTAAGAGTAACCCGGAGCTGAAGGGCCTGTGGACCTTGAACACGCGTTATACCCAGGAGGCCAAGTAGCCATGACGATCACCGACTACATCAACCGCAAGGGCATCGAGGCGCTGCTGGACGACCGCCAGGATCTCTGCAAGGGCCTGCTGGAGGCCGCCCGCATCGCCATCGGCAGCCGCTGCCCCGAAGGGCACGGCAACGACGAGATCTCGCTCAACGGCGACGGGGAGGCCTTCTGCGCCGCCTGCGACGAGGTCTACTCGCTGAATGAGGAGGCATGCAAATGCCTGCGGCACCTGGGCTACGACGTGTGGGCGGAGTAGTTTCACCCCATCGTAATTGACAACAACATGCGGATGGTAGATACTTTGAATATGAGCACAGCAAAACAGATCAACGCCTACCGCGAGATTCTCCACACGCGCCAGCAAGAGCACCTGCGCAAGACCTACGGCATGCAGCCGGTTGCCGCCCGCTTCATGGGCAAGTGCGGCTGTGGCCGCATCTTCGGCGAGGGCAGCGGCTGGGCCGCCGGTACGCCCTGCCGGTTCGACCGGGGCAACCTGATCGCCAAATACAAGGGCGAGGGCTGGTGGAACCTGTCCTGCATCGACACCGCGCGCCAGGATGAGTTCAAGGCCAACGCCCGCTACGTCCGTGAGGCACTCAGCCGCAGGGGCTGGGTGGCCTTCGACTGGACGAACGAAGCGCGGCAGGCAGATCTGTGGCGCGAAGAGCTGGAGTTCGACGCCGAAGCCGCCGCGCGCGAGCGCGTCACCGACCGTCAGGAGGTGAAGTAATGAAGCCCGGCGACAAAGTCCAAGTACACACGGATCGCGGCTACCGCGACTGCATCGTACTCGAAAGCAAGCCCTACCGGACCTGGGTGGAGTGGCGCTATCAGTTCGACCCGATGCCGCAGTTCGATCCGGCCACCTGGATCTCCCCCAGCACCGGCGGCTGGGCAGCCTCCCAGTATTTCCGGCCACGGCCCGCAGGGATTTCACCCCAAAATATTTGACAACAACATGCGGACGGTAGATACTTTGAATATGAACTGCTCACGTCAACACATTCACCGGGCGCTGGACTTCAGCGCCATCAGAAACGCGGACACCGCGATGGCCAACGCCATCCTGGCGCTGCTGCGCCGCCGCAAGAACGCCCTGCGCGAAAAAGAGATCGCCCGCTGGTTCCGTGCCACGCCCCAGGCCTTTATCTCCGCGACACTGGGCGACATGCTGCTGCGGGATGACGTCAAGGCCTGCCGCACCTCGCTGAACCGCAACCGCTGCGTTCTGGAATACTACCTGCCGGAGGTGAACTAGCCATGATGCACGACGATCTGATCGGCGTTAGCTTCCTGCCCAACAACGGCGAGGGCCTCACCCTTCAAGACCTGCTGGAGCTGATCCGCAATTTCCCAGCGAAGGCGCGGCAGAATTACGTGCGGGTGAACATGGGCGGCGAGAGCGCCGAAGTCACCGGCATCGCATTCGCCCAATCCGACCAAGCCGAGAAATGGGAGTTCAAGATTTACATCACTACCGACTACAAGGAAACCAAATGACAGATAACAACGGCATCATTAGAACGGAATTCGACCGCATCCTGGCCAGCCTCAACGGCCTGCCGGATGTGACCCATACCGCGCCATCCACCATCCGTACCGTGGACTTCATCGGCACCAGCCATACCTTCGTAATCACGACCTATCGGATGAGGGATCGCGGCGACACCGTGTTTTTGGAGACCATCTCAGGCGATGACAGAGCCCTGCGCCTCGTGATCCCACCGGCGGTCGCGGATGCCATCGTGCGCCAGCGCGATGCCTTGACAACCAAGGTGCGCCGCAGGATCGGGAAGGCCAGCGCCGAGGCACGCAAGGCGCGCGGCGAGCAGCCCGGCTTCATGAAACACAAAAAGGCGGTGAAGAAACCGGGGGCCTAACGCCCCCATTTCACCCCAAACTATTTGACGTCTGCATGCGGACGTGAGAAACTTTGAATATGAACGACACAGCAAACAACACGAACCTGACCGAAGCCTTCGAGACCACCGTCTGCGGGCGCTGCGGCGGCTGCGGCCAGTACAGCTACTGCCAGATGCATGGCACGGTGTGCTTCGGCTGCTCCGGCAAAGGCAAGGTCTACACCAAGCGCGCCAACGCGGCCATGGAATACGCCCGCACGCTGCGCACGGTGAAGGTGGAGCAGGTGCAGGTCGGCTGGCTGCTCTGGGAGGCCGGTGGGCCATTCAGCAAGGCCGGTTGGTTCACGGTTACGGCCATCGGGCAGGATGGCTCGAAGTACCGCACCAGCCCCGACGGCGAGTGGCTGCCCTACACCAACTTCACCACCAAGCAGGGCACCATTGGCACCTTCCCCGGCAGTGACGTCCAGGCCGTCGAAAACAAGGCCCGCCTGACCGAAGTGCGCGCCCTGGCGCTCGCCTACCAAGCCACCCTGACCAAGCAGGGCACGGTGGCACCGGCGGGCTACTTCGAAGCCGAAGCCAAGCGCGAAGCCAAGCGCGCCGCCAAGGCGGAGGCCGCCCGCATCGCCTACGAGGCCGAGCAGGCCGCCCAGGCCGTCGTCCGCGCCGCGCAGGAAGCCGAAGCCCAGGCCCAGGCCGAAGCGCGCGCCGCCGAGCTGGAGGCCACCCGCATCGCCAAGCTTGCCACCACCCAGTACGTCGGCACCGTCGGCGAGCGCCGCGAGTTCACCCTGACGGTCGAGCGCACGGTGCGCTTCGAGTCCTACAAGTACGGCTGGCCCGCCGCGACCCTGTACATCTGCCGCGACGAGCAGGGCAATAAGGTGGTCTACAAGGGCACGGGCAGCTTCCTGCGCTCTGGCGAGACCGGCACGGTCACGGCGACGGTCAAGGATCACACGGAGTACCGCGACGAGAAGCAGACGGTGCTCACGCGCCCCAAGGTCGCCCGCCCGGCGGAAGAGGAAGCGGTGGCGGAGGCGGCGCAGTGAGCGCCATCATCCGCATGACCCGGTTCGGCAGGATCTGGAAAATCCTGCTGGACTGCGGTCACACCATGGAGCGCACCCAGGCCGAGATCAAGTTGCAGCAGCTCTACATCGACAAGCGCATCGGGTGCCGGGAGTGCGAGCGCGAGCCGCTCGATTCCCTGACCATCAGCAAATAGTCGAAACGGGAATTGACACCGTCACGCGGAGATGGCCTCCCGCGCTTTGAACAAGACAGGCTAAATGAAAAGGAAAAACCAAACGATGAAACGCATAGCTGTACTCTTGACTGTTCTCACGGTACTGGCGAGCTTCGCCGGTGCTCAGACCATATTCGGCACGCAGACGCGGATCGGAAACGCGACCGTTTATTCCGACAGCCGTGGCAACACGGGGACCTCGATGCAGATCGGCAACCAGACCTACGGAACCCACCGTGACGCTTCGGGGACTTATAACAGCACCCAGACGCAGATCGGCAACCAGACCGTGTACCAGAATTCGCGCGGCACCACAGGCAACACCATGCAGGTAGGCAACCAGAGCTTCAGTACCTACCGGAACGGAGGAACCACCACGACCTGCACGAGCAATCGCATCGGCAATCAGGTCTTCACCAACTGCCGGTAATCCAAGCGGGGGCCGCAAGGCCCCCCACTAGAGATCGAAAGGACGAGGTGTTAGAAGCTATCGAAGTTACCGCATTCATTCTGCTGATGATCATGATTTATGTCGGCAAAAAGAAAGGGAAATGGAAGTAATCACGAAGAGGACCGGCGGTATCCTGCCGCCGGTGCCTTGCCAAAAGGGCGGGAAGTGAAACTGGTTTGACAACGGCATACGGTATTGGGAGGATTAAATCATGACATCGGACGAGAGAATCGACAAGCTGGCAGAGACAGTGCAGAACCTGGAGCGGGTGGTGCGCCAAGGCTTCGCCGTGCTCACGGAACTGCATGGTGATACGCAGCGCGAGATGCAGAAAATGGCCAATTCGGTGTCTGCCTTGGCGGATCACATCGCGGACCATAACACGCGGCTGGATAAATTGGAGGGCAAGTAAATGAGCACCGAGACCGAGATCAAGGCAGTCAAGTGCTGCCCGCATTGCGAGGCAGAGCTGACGCCGGAGGAAATCAAGACGCTGTGGTCGAGCTACACCACGTCGCTGCGCACGACGCTGGGCGGGCCGAAGCGCACGCCGCGCCCCTGCCCGAGCTGCGGCATGACCTGCGACACTGCGCGCGAGGCCTGGAGTCACTGCCGCATCCCGCGCAACCTGGACCCGGCGGCGCTGTTGGCCTACGTGCTAGGCCGGATGCCGGAAGAGCTGACGAAACTCCTGAGCCACCGTCATGGCGGTCTGGCGAACCTGCACGTCGCCGTGACCGGCATCCTGATGACGAAGCTCAAACCGGCGCAGAAGCGGCAGGCGAAGTGGTATCTGAGCATGATCGACCGCGCCATGGACAAGCTGGAGGACGTGGCCTGAATGGACAACGAAATCGGGCGCGAGTTGCTCGCGAGCGAGCTGAAGCCGAAGACCATCGTGGTGCTCGAAAGGCCCGACACCGCCATTGTCACTATGTGGGTGGCCGAGGTGACGCCCCAATACGTCATTTTCCTGGCAGGCGTTACCCAAACCTGTTTCCTCGCGCAGCGCGCCGGTCCCCACCTGGAGCAGATCACGGACGACACGGGCCGCATGCTGCGCGTCTTCGAATACCTAGGGGAACCATGACAGACCGGTTGAAGCGCGGAGACTACGTGCGGGTGCGCCTGAGTGATCGCGACGAGTGGACACCGGCGTTCGTCGCGCTGGCGTCCGACACCGATCCATCTTCCGTCATGCTGATGCTGGATGGCGCGGTGCGGTCGTCGTCGGGCGGCATGTTCGTTAATGCCCTGCCGTTGACGATAGACTACGCAGCGGAAACCGTCACCAGCCTGCATGGCGATGCCTACGACATCGAGGTGCCGTCTTGACCGTACCCGAACGTATCGCCCGGCTGCCGCGCGATCCGCGTGGTTACCCGATCCCGTGGAACGTGCTGCGCGAGGGCGACACGGCGTTCTTCACGATCAACGACGACCGCCGCGCCTGGGAGGCTTTGCGCAAAGGCCTGTGCCCGATCTGCGGCGAGCGCCTTGGGCGCTATCTCTGGTTTGTCGGCGGCCCGCGCTCCGCGTTCGATCCCGGCGGATGCTACCTCGACCTGCCCGGCCATCGCGACTGCATGGAGTTCGCGTTGATGACGTGCCCCTACTTGGCAATGCCGAAATACCTGGGGCGCATCGACGTCGTGCATCCCGAGAAGCTGCCGCCGCAGGCAAAGCTCCTGCTCGATGAGACCATGATCCGCGACCGGCCCGAGATCTTCGTGGCCGTCGCCTGCACGCGCATCGAGGCCAATGATCGCGGGCCGCTTCAGCCGTACTTGAAGCCGGTCGCACCGTTTCTCGATTGGACCTACTGGCGGCATGGCCGCCAAATCACCGAAGAGGAGGCAATGCCGTTCCTGCGCGCGGCGCTGGGCGACGAATGGCAGCTACCGGGGAGGGCAGCAGCATGAAGATCGCGCTCGATAGCGGCGGCGGCTACCTGGAGCCCGACGAGGGACCGCGCGACACGCGCTTCCACAAGCGCATTGTGCGCGTCGAGGTGATCCAGGGCATGCGCGCGGGCCATCAGTTGATGCTCGAATGCGGCCATGGCGTGATGGCCATCGGCAACCTCGCGCACGCCGAAGGCGTGGTTCTCTGCACAAAATGCCGCGACTTGGAGGAAGGGTGAATGAAGAGCTAGCCAATGCGAGCAAAGAGCTAGCCAAGGCCGCTGCAGCCCTGCGCGGCATCCAGGAGCGCCAGGAGGCCCGCCGCCGGGCTGCGCGCTTCCGGCCTGACGGCAAGCTGCGGCCAACTGAGTCGCGCAACCGGTTCATCGCGGAGACCGCCCTGGTGCGCGAGCCGATCCCTGACGGCCACGGTGCCGAGTTCTGGATCACATACACCGGCAATCGCGCGGAGTGGCAGCGCGTGAAAGACGATCCGATCCTGGCCCAGCTTCCCGAGCTTTCGAAGCACCTCGATCCCGACGCGCTCAACGGCTACGTGGCCTATCCGAAGCGCCACGCGCCGCGCCTGCCGAAGGGTGACTGCAACATTGTGCAATACATTCCGGTGCATGGCGGCATCACCTGGGCGTGCAAAGACAGCTACATGGCCGTGTGGGGCTTCGACACCATGCACTGTAACAGCGCAGAGCAGCCGCGCGCCGACCAGGATTGGATTCGCGCCAACTGTTGGGTACTGTATCGCGGGCTGATGCTCGCGGAGAAGCGCTGGCCGGAATTCCGGCGGGCCTCACGGTCGCGGCGCGCGGAGATCGCCGATGAACTGCTCGCGTTGATCGAGGAGCAGCCGCTGCTGGAGAAGCTCGGCTTCAACGCCATGATCAACATGCTGTTCGGGAGGATTTGATGGGATTCGGACAAGATCAGAACGGAATCTTTAAGCCGCTGCCCGATGGGCGCGTGCTGCGCGTCACCAAGCGAACGTTCAACACCATCCTGACCCTTTCCAGTTCTCAGCAGGACGACGGGTGGAAGGATGGCTGGTGATACACGACCATGGAAGCCGCCGTGAGCGACTTTGTGATCTGGGAACCGGGCGAGACCGTGATCTGCGTGCTCTGCAACAGGGAGCGCGGCGGCGACGATCCGCCCGGCAATTGGATGCGGCACCGGCCCAGCCAGCGGCGGCGCATCCCGATCTTCGGCGAGCGCTGGGGGACGTTGGGCTACATGGAGTACATCCACGAATGAAGAAAAAACGCTTGGCACTAATCGTCAGCGGGAAGACCGTCGCCGATGCCTGCCCGAACTGCATGCATAGGCTGGATGGGATGACGGCGGCCCGTCTGGACGGACCTTTCGAGCGTACCGGGCCGACGAGGCGGGTCAGCCTGAAGGGAAATGTGAGCATGTGCGTCTACTGCGGGGCAATGCTGGTTTTTGCCGACGATGAGGGACACCTGCGGACGATGACCGCTGCGGAGCGGTCCACTTACCATCTGGAGCCGGTCCTTCAAGACATCATGGACAAAATTCGGTCCAAGCGGCCCAACCCACCCGACTTCACGAGGAAGAATTTCAATTGAGGCGCACATGCCACGACTGATCGATGACCTGCGCGCCAAGAGCGCCCGGATCGCGAAGCCGCACTTCGTGCCGCCTGACAAGGTGGACGCATGGCAGGATATGGCCAAGCGCACGCACGAGACGCTGATGTGGCCGGAGCTGCCGGTGCTGCTCATCGACAACGTGTCCGAGTACTTTTACACGAGCGAGCAAGAGTATTGGGATCTGCGCGACGACTTCCCGAATCTGGCTCCGCCCTATCCGGTGTTCTGGGCCGAGTGCAAGATGGCCAAGCGCATCCACAGCAAGCAGTGTGGCGACACCAACGTGGGCGCTCTCGTGCCGCATGGCCGACTTGGCGCGCTGATTCACGGTCTCAATCCGTCGGAGGTAAACGGCGAGGGCATCCCCGAGAACGTCCGGTGGATTCTGTGGTGCGAGCTGTTCATCGACTACGGTCGGCGCGGCGTGACGGCGGATGGACCGCATGGTTCCACATTCCTGTGCGTGGATGCCGAGGGCGTGATCATCGAAAAGCCGTGGATGCAGTCGCTCGCCGACCAGAGCGATGCCGGGATCATGCGCAGCTACATGACGTTCTTCAACCCGGTCTTCCTGGCGATGAGCTTTCTCCACTGCCGGAACGTCACCATCGTCGAGAACGAGGTGCCCCCGAAGGTCGCGAAGAAGTATCGCGCGCGCACCGGCGTGCAGCCGACCCGCTACAAGACTCTGATCATCGAGCCGCTGAAAAAGATCCTGCGCACCGAAGGCCGCAGCGACACGGTCGGCGTGCAGAAGGCGATGCACATCTGCCGGGGCCACTTCAAGGACTACCGCGAGGGTCGCGGGCTGTTTGGCAAATATCACCAGCTCGTGTGGCAGCCATCCATCGTGCGCGGCACCAAGGGCAAGAGCGCGCCGCCGAGGGAGATCGAGGTCAAGCTATGAATCCATCCATCGAAGAGAAGGTCAGGCGACCGGTAAAATATCTGACCGCAGTATCGCAACGCTATCCCGGCATATGGAGATCAGTGGATCAGTTGCGCGCAAATCGCGACAAGGTGGCGCAACACCACGATTGGCCGACATGGTGCTATTTGCCCCTGCCGGGGGCCGCAGGGATTATTACCTCCCCGACCCTCGATGATGGCCAGGAGAATATAGAAGCAGCCTGCGTGGCGACGCTAGCTGGTTGGCGGCTTGCCAAGGACATTTATATTTTTGATGAGACCGTTCTTGAGGAGTTGTGGAATACGCCCATCGAAGGGAACATCCCTATCGATGTCCTGTATAGGCTGCCTACGTTATGTGCCTACGTGGCATTCCCTTCGCCCAGAGACGTAGAAGACGGCAAGCTTCACGGCTTCTTCGTCCACCTGAACTACATCAGAATGCCGATGCTGGTGATCGCCATGGATTTCGGCACCCTTAATCGCATCTCCTCCGAGTATGTTCCTCTGGCTGTCTTTCCCGTGGAACTGCACGAGGGCGTTGATCTGCTCCAATGCCTGACGATCATGCATGAAAAATTGCAGCGGCGGAGAGGCAAGCCACCTGAAGAGATCGAGCGAGTCGTACTGCCGGAAGCAATAAAACGTACGCTGGAACCGCTGGTGAGTCTTACGATTTATCTCTGTTCGACGTCGGCGGAAATCAGAGCGCGAGACCCGTTGCGCGGCCTAAAGCAGGGCCACTACACCAAGAAGACGAAGAAGGGCGTGCGCACTTTTGTCCCCGAGCAGCCGCAGGTTTGGGAGGTCGCGTATCGCATCGGGGCCACTTTACGCGCAGCAACCGCTGCCGCCGTATCGCGGAGCACCGACAACGGCGGCACGCACGCAAGCCCGCGTCCGCACATGCGCAAGGCGCACTGGCACTCGTTCTGGACGGGTCCGAAGGCTGCTGTCGGCAAGGCTCCGGTGCCTGCGCGTGAGATTGTTCTCAAATGGATTCCGCCTATTGCCGTCGCGATGGGACCGGATGACGAGACCATTCCAACCGTCCACCGGGTGACGAGGTGAAGCTTATGAACTGTCCGTTTTATGGCCGTGCCATGTATCAGACGGGCCTGATCGGCGGGCCGCGACCGATTCTGCTGTTGAATACCAACGGCAATCAATGCGCCATCGTCACCACCAGCCACGCACCGTGCCGGATGGAGATCAACGGCGAGACCCCGGATTGGAAGACGTGCGTGCTGGTCCGCGACATGCGGATGGAGCCGGAGCTATGATCGAGCAGCCGCCCTACATCGTGTGCCCGAAATGCGGCATGGTCTCGCATAATCCGAACGACGTGCGAGAACGCTACTGCGGCAACTGCCACGGCTTCCACGACGATCTACTCAGGGAGCTGAAGGGCCGGGAGGAACCATGAGCGAACCTCTTGCGATCTACACCTGGGTCGGCGAGGACGAACACGCCAACATGATCGAACAACAAGTGGCCAAACTAAGGCGGGAGCGTGAGGCGAGCGAACAACAAGTGGCAAGCGTGATGACGGTGGAGAATGATCTGAAATACGTCATACAGGGTGCGCATTACGGCAAGAATGACTGGTGGGACTTGCCCAACCAGACCTACGACAGTCGAAGCGAAGCCCTGTACCACAAGCGCTGGCCCAACGACCCAGACGACACGGGGTGGATGTGGATACCGGACCTTCAACTCCGTGTCGTGCGCCGGGTGCGGCGAGTGGTCACGGTCGAGCAATGTGTGTCCTGAGGCGCGAGCATGAAGCACTGTAGCTTTTGCGAGGAGCCGATCTTGAAGGGAGAAGCTGCGCGGGTCTTCGGCGAGCCGCTGCACCAGGAATGCCACCTGCGCTTGATCTTCGGTTCGGTCGCCCACCTGGAGCGCCGGTGCGGCTGCTTCGTGCCGGGATCGATGGAAAGCGATCCGCTCACCATGACCAAGCGCCAAGCGGCGCGCGCGGCGGTCCTGCTCTTCGGCGTAATGTCACGGAGCAACTGACACCACCATCCTGCTGCCGGAGGAATACTGACAACTGCATGTGATAGGCTGATGCCTGCGAGGGCTTATGGACAAAAAGTTTGAGCGTGCACTACGAAAGGCGTGTAAAGAAGCGGGCGATTGGAGGGCTCAGGCTCGTCATGCTGCGAAATATCTTCGGCAGGCCGTTAAAGCGCCGACGGAGGAAGAGTCGGGCGACTACCTGGAGGAAGCCAGCCAATGTATATCTCAAATGTTCGAAGTATTCTGGGATCGCAAAGAAGGCAGCGCCGAGAACAAATACCTTGATCCGAATTACACACCGGACCCGCTTTTCGGGGATATTCCCTCCACGAGTCAGGTCCACCTTCCAGAAAGGGCTTGGCATCTGCTCTACATGCAGGCCAAGAGGGATGGCGTCGATATCCACACGGCGCTCGCCCGGCTGATCCTGCACGAACCATACGAGCCGCCGGAATTCCCCAAGCTGGATTTTGGTGGTGGCCCGGTCCAGTGATTGGCCATTTCACCCTTTGCGGTTGACAACTGCATGCGATGGTCCGTATATTGTGAATATGAACAATGTTTGCCAATTCTGCAATGTCGAGCACGCAACCACGGTGCCGACCGTACACCTGAACGGAACCAGCGCCGAGGAGCTGCGTGATCAGCTCGACGCCGCCGTCGAAGGGCTGCGCGCCGCCCGGCAGGCCGTGGTGCAGGCCGCACCCAACGGGCGCGACTACTACGTGCAAGACGCCATCGCGCGCGGACGTGCCATGGGCGCACACGAACGCCGCTGCGGCGAACTGACCCGCATGCTGGCCGAGCTGGAAGAAATGCGCGACCACGTGCAGGCCGTCATCGACTTCAAGGCCGCGCAGCGGGCACGATGACCGCCCGCGAGATCTTCGACGGGATAGCGCCGCTGGTCGCGCCGTTGCTGGAGGCGGAGTTCGACCGGCGCGACTCCTGCATCCTGGCCACACGGGTGGCGATTGAGACGGCGGCCTACTTCGGCATCGAAGCAAGGCCGCAGCCGGTCAAGGTGATGCTCCTGAACGCCACCTTCGCGCGCCACGTTGCCGAGGGCTTCGCGGGTGTCGACCGGAACCAGCCCTGTAGCACCTGGGGCGACGATTCCTGGGGCGTCGGCATCGGTATGGGCAAGCCGAACGAGCCGAACCGTTGGGACGGGCACCTGATCGCCGTCGCCGACGGTGCCTTCGGCGATTTCAGCATCCAGCAGGCCGAGCGGCTGCAACGAAATATCTACACCGGCCCGGCGCTGGTCGGCCCGTACCACGAAGAGGACATGTGGAGGGCGATCCACGAGCCGAGCGGCACCGTGGTCGAGTATTCGCGCACGCTGGACAATCAGTGGCGCAACGCGCCCGACTGGAAGGATGAGGCCCGCCGCCGCCCGATAGTCGGCAAACTGGTCCGCGCGCTGCGCGCGAGGGAGGTCAGCCGGTCCTGACTGGCCTTCCAGGCCCGTGGCGGGCTTCCTAGTGTGACAGCGGGCCATTCTACGCGCTGTAACCCAACTTTGCCTTGCTTGTGGCGACGTCGCGGGCTTACTATGCGTGTGGGCCGCCGGGACGGCCCTAACCCAAAAGCAATAGCATCCCGTTCCCCCCTAACGGCACACACAGCAAATTTAGAGAATAGGAGAGCTTTGTCATGGGTTTCCAACGTTTTATAGGCTTTGCATGGGTTCCAGGTCCCGGCGAGCCGACTGATCCAGGATTCGGCGGCGGCATTCCCGCACCGCCCGATCCAGGCTGGGGGATTGGCAGTGGCCTGCATCCTTCGCATGGGCTGCCGGGCGGCGGGCACATCAGCACCGGGCCGATCTATCCCGGCGGGCATCCCGGCAATAAGCCTCCGGGGCGGCCCATCGTTCCTCCGCATCCCGGCCAACGACCGCCGATGGGCGGCGCTCCGCCGCATCCGTGGCTTCCCGGTCACTGGGACATCATCGATCCCGGCTGGGGCAAACCGCCGTTGATCGGATTTTTGCCGGTCGATCCCGGCTGGGGCGTTGACACTGGGACCGGACCCGATCAGGGCCTGCCGCCGACCGGAGCGCCTCCGGTGGCGGGAATGCCGCTACCTCCGACCGGCGCACCTCCGGCACCGGGCCAGGGTCTGCCAGGGACACCGCCCACGAAGCCGCCGGTTGTCGGCGGCGGCCCGATCACGGGTCCTGGTGGTGGTGTCTGGGTGCCCGTCGATCCCGATTGGGGAGTGCCCGGCTGTCCCGGTGGCAAACCGCATCCGCCCATCTGGGCGTGGATTCCCGCGCCGCCTGATCTGAGCAAGCCGGTGCCGGTGCCGCCCGAACCTGCGCCCGCGCCGAAGTAGTCGTTCAACGAGTTGGCGAGGCAGGAGCTGGCCGCCGGATGCTTCCCGGTCCTGCGTCCAGGCCGTCGACCTGCCTCGCCATTGCATGTGCGCGGCGCTTGGACTATGATTGGGACGTCTTTCGCCGCCGGGCCGCTGGGACAAGGCCCTGACCCCGAAGTGATAACATCCCACTCAGTTTTTACCGTATCGCCGCCACAGCGACTAGCCCTCGCGTCCACGGCGGCGTTCCCACTCCATGTGTAGCCGCTTAACCTTGCCGGGGTGGGGCAACACGGGGCAGCTTTCATTACGGGCTGCCCCGTTCCAACTCCGTTAAGGAGAAGACCTATGACGATATCAGTCCTGTTTCTGGTGATCGCAATCGTGCTCTTCGCGCTCGGTTCCTGGAGCCGCTGGTGGGCCACCCAGCAGCAAGCCTACTACCCGACCTTCGTCTGCGGCGGCCTGTTCTTCTGGGCCCTCTCCCAGCTCTGGCCGATGCTCGCCAAGTAACAAAGTCCTCCATCCCTCCCTGGCTCACCAAGTGAGCCCGCTCCCGCGTTAAGGAACATTAATTTTGACACGTGTGCCTCGCGCCGGTCGTGGCATTCCCAGCACGTCACGCGCTTGCCGATGAACAATCGCAGGCGAGTCAGGTCCGTCACCGGCACCACGTAACGGTGCCCGCAGGCGAGAACCACCAGATACTCCTGCGGCCCCAGCCGGTGGAGCCCGATGACGGTGGTCCTGGTGTCCATATCGGGTCGCGCCGCCAAATTCTACCATCAACGCCGCCCGCGCCACTCTTGACAACTGCATGCAGATCAACAACTTACAGGCCATAACTTCATAGTTAGCTCTAAGTCGGTGTGTCAATATCGCGCGTTTTGGGCACTGCGGACACCCGCCCGCTGCACCACCCCTGAGGGTAGGACCCAAAAACATTCGCGTGCTAAGTGCGTTCAAAACGCGCGCCCGCTGCGTTAACGTGCGCTAAGTGATTGAAAGTAAGTGCGGGTTTCGGACGCGCCCATCTTAGGGCATTTACGACCCACTTACTACCACCCGTACATACCCTATGTCCTAAGGTGTTGACTTATGACCAACACCAAACGCAACACCACGAAGCACACGACCACGAAGCACAGCAAACCCGCGAACTATCGCAATATTCTGCAATTGCAGAATGCGAAAACCACAAAGGGCGAAGCGCTCGGGTACATAACTGGTATCTCGTATCTCGCACCCGCTAACGAATCGGGAGTTATGAATACTTGCCAATTCGCCACAACAGGCCCCGACGGCTGTCTAGATGTATGTATCTATAAACAGGGTCGCGGGCGATTCACCAACACCATTAAGGCGCGCATCGCGAAGACAGTCTTTTTGCATGAGCACCGCGAGGACTTCTTAAACAGTTTGCGTTTTGACATTGAAGCGCTGCGGCTGAAAGCTTCGAAGCTTCGATTCTGCGCAGCATGCGCCACTATCGTGAAGGCGCGCACTAGCAAGGGTCGCGAGCGCCGCAATTGCCGCAAGTGTGGTAACGCGCTTGTGGCTGTGAAGTTTGCGGTACGTATCAATGGAACATCGGATCTAGCGTGGATACCGATGCAAATGTCGGCTGAATTCCCCGACGTCGAATTCTATGACTACACGAAGCTTCCGAAACCGTTTTTGCGCACGCGTCCCAACTATGCAATCACTTTCAGCCACACAGGTTACAACGCGTCCGATTGCATGCAAGCGCTCGCGAATGGTGTAAATGTGGCTGTCGCATTTGCGCTCAAAAAAGGGCAGCCGCTACCCGAGACTTGGAACGGGTACAACGTCATAGACGGAGATACTCACGACTTGCGCTTTTTGGACGCGCGCGCGGTCGTGGTGGGTCTCCGTGGCAAGGGTACTTCGTGGAAACAGCCGACCGCGTTTATGGTAGATCCGAACGCGCAAACGCAAACCTGCATTATGCCAGCACTAATTCAGATCACAGCCGCAGCACAGCCGCAGCAAATCGCAGCATAAGGGGAAAAAACGATGAACACACAGCCGATGTATCTTGACGGAGTATTGACAGCACGTGAAGTTATGGCCACGAATGACAGCGCGCGCCTTATGTGGCGCATGGTGTGGCGCTCTATGCGCCATTGTGGCGGAATGGAGCGCGCGGACGCGCTGCTATTGGCACACCACACCACACGCGTGGCAATGCGCGCGCGTTTGCTCGCATGCGCCTATAGCGCGGTGTGGCTGTCAAGCTGGGAGAGAATGTCACTCTCGGGAGATGTGCGCTAATGGCACGCGTCATTTGGTCCGCGCGCTGCAAATCGGGGTATACGTTCAAGGGTCGTATCTGCAATCGCGCCACACCGCGCGGAATGCTCCTATGCTCTGATTGCCTTACAGCCGAACGCATCCCAGCACAGCCGAAATTAGGCGTATTGCGCGCGCTGCTAGTGGCTGTGCTCGCGATTTGGCGCTAAGATGCGCACGGTATCCCGTCTATATGATGGGTGTCCGTTTGCACCTTAGACCACAGCCACGCGGGCGACCACAGCCGCAGCACAGCCACGGACAGCCGCAGCCGCAGCCACGCGGGCGACCACCACGGGCGATAGCTCCACAGCCACGCGGGCGACCCTCACACCACAGCCACGCACAGCCACAGCCACGGGCGACAGCCACGGGCAATAGCTCCACACCACAGCCACGCGGGCGACCACAGCCACGCGGGCGACCCTCACACCACAGCCACAGCCACGGACAGCCGCAGCGCGGGCGACCCTCACGCGGGCGACAGCACAGCCACGGACAGCCACGGGCGATAGCTCCACAGCCGCAGCCGCAGCACAGCCACGGGCGACCACAGCCACGCGGGCGACCCTCACAGCCGCAGCGCGGGCGACAGCCGCAACACAGCCACGGACAGCCACGCGGGCGACCACAGCCACGGACACCACAGCCGCAGCGCGGGCGACAGCCACGCGGGCGACCACAGCGCGCGCAAATCACTGAAAAGACACGAAATACCGCGCGTTTACGCGTGCCATGGCGCGTCCGCGCCACTACTCACGCGTGTATTGCTCCTATCGGTAGGCAAGGGGAGAAACCCTACCGCCATGAAAACAAAGGGGCGTTAACGTTCTGGCGCGCATCCGCCACGTTACACCGGTGTGGTACTGTGCATTTCACCCCGATAGTACGAAAAACGGGGTAGTTTTCGCCAGACGTAGAAAATTTGCGGGCACTTTTTGGGCACGGCCAATTTCAAAAAGCAATTTGGATTTTTTCGGGAGGGTGGCCCGGCGCTGGGCTGGCGCGCACTTGAAGTGGTAGAGTGATGCCAATGTTCCGGCTGGTAAAAACACTCGACACCGCCGAGCCCGCCTACTTCCTGCTGTGCGATCACCGGCAATGCATGGAAGCCCGGCGCGGCAACGCCGTGGTGTCGAACAGCGATGACTATCAACTCAGCAAGCGCACGTTTCTGAAGGCCGCCATTGCGGAAGGCTGGTGGGTGGATCTCGAAGGTGCGTTTTGTCCACCGCATGCGCGCGAGATGCTACACGCCGCGCGTGAAATCATCGAGAAGGGCAAGCAGGTGGTGGAGGCGGCGCGGCCTGAGCAGATCCTGGCCTTTGGAAAGGGACGAGTATGAAGAAAGCACCGCCTGCAACCAAGGTCGTGCAAGTGGGCGTCAACGCGCTGGCGCGTGAAGTCGGTCTGACGCCGACCACCATCAGTAAGAAACTGAAGCAAGGCCAGACGCCTGAACAGATCCGCCGCGATGCCGCGCGCAGGCAGGGCCGTGAGCCATCGCCGACAGGTACGCCCCCAAGCCGGGGCCGCGCGCCGGTGGGTCAACCACCCCGCTCCGAGTACGACATGGTCATCAAGGGCCGCGAGCGCCTGGACAACATCGATGAAGCCAAGCTGCGCCGGGCGCGTGCGCTGGCCGAGCGCGGCGAGCTGGACAACATGCTCAAGCGCGGCGAACTGATTCCGGTCGCGCACGTGCGCCAGTGGGGCTCGCGATTCCTGACCGATGCCCGCGACACACTCATGGCGGGTCCAAGCGAATTACAGGACACGCTGGCTGCCGAAGATGACCCGCTGAAAGTGCAGGCGATCTTGCGCGCGTGGCTGGAGCGTGTGATGGCCAAGTTCCATCAATGCGAACGGCTGTGGGGCATTGGCGACGAAGAGCAGGTGGCGTGATGCCGCTCGTTGCCGCCAAGGCGTTGATTGGCGTCCAGGCCGGTGTGATCCCTGGTCAACCGATGCCGGAGTACACCAAAAACTGGAGCTATACCAGCGAGGATTACGAGCTGGACATGAAGGCGGCGCTAGACCAGCCGACCATCTTCAGCACCCGGCTCAAAGAAGCGCACGACTACGCGATGGGCCTGAGCAATCCGATCTGCGTCAACTGGGTGCGCGTGGATTGGATCTGGGTATGAGCCCCACGCACAGCAGCGCCTATGACGAGGAACTGTTTTGCGACGAGTGCGGCGCAACGCTGGGTTACGGACACGGCGACTTCAACTGCACTTACATTCTGTGCCAGACCTGCATGGATGCGCGCAAGGCGGCAGAGATGCGTGAGCCGGGGGCAGAGGTATGAGCTACACTTGAAAAACTATGGAGATCGAGACCACAACCAACGCTGAACACGCAGCAGACACTGACCGCGATTTGGTCTTTCGCACCGAGGGCGTGGAGCGTCTCCGTATCGGCGATCCATATCCTGCGGCGCGCGCTCTTCACGTTGTGCACCTCGACGCGGAGACGAAAGCGCCCGCTACCCAGAAGGACTAGCAGGTTGTGAGCGCCGCTCCCACCTTGCTGATCCCCGGCTTTCCGTGGCCGCCGCCGGTGCTGGGCGAGTTCCGCGAGATCTTCCGCGTCCGTCCCAAGGTCCCGTTGTCGGAGTGGAGCGAGAGCAACATCGTGCTCTCGCCGGAATACAGCAATTCGACCGGACCACTCATGCTTTTCGGCTGGCAGCGCGCGATCTTCGATGCCATCACCGATCCGAGCATCGAGACCGTGGTGATCATGTCGAGCACGCAGGTGGTGAAGTCGCTCGCGCTGATGTGCGCCATCGCGTACTGGATCTGCGAAGACCCTGGCCCGATTTTGTTGGTCGAGCCGAAGAAAGACGCCGCACGCGATTTCTCCAAGCGCCGCCTGATGCCGCTGACGCGCGACTGCACCGTGCTGCACGGGCGCATCTCCGACAGCGTGCACGACGGCCACAATACGATTCAGAGCAAAGATTTTCCCGGCGGCAACCTGCTGATCGTCTCCGCGCACACACCGGTGGATCTGGCGCAGCACACCATCCGCTATCTCGTATGCGATGAGGTGGACAAGTACGACGACGACGTGGGCGGCAGCGTCGAGCGCCAGGGCGAAGGCGATCCCATCGATCTGGCCTGGGAGCGCGCCATGACGTTCGGCAGCAGGCGCAAGCGCGTGCTCGCATGTTCGCCGACTGTCGCCGGTCAGAGCCGCATCGGCAAGGCCTTCGCGCTTTCCGATCAGCGGCGGCCATGGGTTCCGTGCCCGCGCTGCGGCGCGATGCAGGTGCTGAAATTCAGGGACCGTGACGGCTATCACGTGAAGTGGGACAGCTCACTGGCGCGCGAGCTGCAAGCGGCCACGGCGCGCTATTACTGCGTTCGGTGCGACCGGCCATGGACGGAGCAGGAGCGGTGGAGCGCGGCCAATCACCAAGTCGAATGGAGGCAGGATAAGCCGGGCGCGGACCCGAAGATCGCCGGGTTCTGGGTCAACCACATGTACGTCCCGCCGACCTGGAAAACGTGCGCCAGCATCGCCAACCAGTTTCTGACGGCGAAGGATGACCGGCAATCGCTCAAGACTTTCATCAACACGGTGCTCGCCGAGGAGTGGGTCGAGGAAGGTGTCGCGCCCGATAAGGAGATTCTCTACGCGCGCCGCGAGGGCTATGCGTTCGGCGATACGGCGGTGGTGCCGCAGCGCGGCCTGTTCCTCACCGCCGCATGCGATGTGCAGGAGAATCCGCCGCGCCTGGAAGTCGAAGTCAAGGCGTGGGGCCGTGGGCGCGAGAACTGGTCGATGGGCTATTGGATTCTGCAGGCCTTCGCCGAGAACGGCCAGGAGCTGCCGGTCAGCGCGCGCGAGTTGTGGGACGCGCTCGATGAGCTGCTGTATCGCGACTGGGCGCACGAGAGCGGGCGCACGCTGTCGATCCTGGCGATCTGTATCGACACCGGCAGGAATCCGAAACCCGTCTACGAATTCGCGCGGCGGCCCGGCCACCATCAGCTCCACTACGGGCCGCAGGGCATCAAGATCATCGCGCACCGCACCGTCGTGCCGGTCAAGGGCACGGCGGATATGCTGCGCATCATTAGCGGCGTCTCGAAGGAAGACGCGGCGCGCAAACGCCAGGGCGTGCGCATCGTCAGCATCGGCACCAACTGCGTCAAGGCCGAAGTCTTCGATCTGCTGCGCCACGCGAGGCCGACCGTGGATGGCAGCCCATCACCCGGCTGCTTCCACTTCCCACTGTATGAGATGGTGTATTTCGAAGGCCTCACATGCGAAGTGAAGATTGTCAAGTCTAACGGCGATGTCGTGTATGAGAAACGCGGCCCACGCAATGAGCCGGTCGATTTGGCGGTCTACAATCGCGGCGCTGCCGCCATTGTTGGCATCGACAGAATGAACGAAGAGCACTGGCGGCGCTTTGAGAAGGCCGTGGAGCCCGTCGGCGGCCCACCGGTGCCGCCACCAGCGCCTGCGCCAGCACCGGCAGCGCCTGCGCCGCGAGCAGCGGCACCGCCGATCACCATCCTGCCCGGCGGGCGCGGCGGCTTCCGGCGAGATTAACATCGAGGATCGAATGACGAACCTTCAGCAATACGCGCTATCGCACCCGCTGGCCAGGGCAACTGGCTCATCGTCTCAAGAGTTCCGCCGCATCACGATGCCGTGGTCAATCATCCTCACGGTCAATAAGTGACTGACCGTGAACTCTGGGCGGCCCGTGTGGCACGCCTCGATTGCACGGCTGGCGCGCTCGGGCGAAGTGATCCACACAGCGCGGTGGGGACAGGGAACCCTGCGGGAAGCGCGGCGAATCGCAATGGACACGTTGCGCGACGTCGGTGCCGGTGAGTCGGTGGAGGCGCTCCGGCCTGCGTGCCTGCATCTCCGGCGGTCGCTGTCGTCCGATGAAATCGGACAACTGAGTGCGGAGTGGCTGGCGATCCCGGCGCGCGATGAGTTCTCGCAAGACGGCACGGTGGAGAGCAGGCTCTGAAGTAGCAGTGGTACAATCCCCGCAGAATGCCCAGCACGGCCAATCTTGCCATCTATCAGGGCGACGATTTTGCCGCCGTCGTGACCGTCACCAATGGCACTCCAACACCACCGGACCTGACCGGCTGCCTGCCGCAGGCGCAGATCCGCTTGGGGCCCGCTGATTCCAATCCGACGGTCGTGGTCGAGATCGCCGCCGCTTTGAATCCGCCGAACCTGATCAACCTGACCATTCCCCATTCCGTCACAAAAATGCTCGAAGGACAGTATGCGTGGGATCTTCAGCTCACCGATCCCACCGGCCTGATCGCCACGATCCTGGCAGGCACGGTAATCGTGACCGCCGAAATTACGCGGGAAGGCCCATAATGGCCGAGGATCTGAACGCTTCGCTGCAGCCGAAGCAGCAGTTCGGTGCTTCCATCAAGGCGCAGCAGCTCGCGGCCACAGTCGTCGCGAAAACGTCAGCCAGAGCTTCGCTACAGCCGCCGCAGCTCGCTGCCAAGAGCACGACGGTGCAACTCGCCGCCTCGCTCATGGGAGGCGCACAGGGGCCGCCGGGACCAGAGGGACCTGAAGGGCCGCCTGGGCCAACCGGGCCGCCAGGACAACAGGGCCCGAAGGGAGATCCCGGCCCGACAGGACCCGAAGGACCACAGGGCAATCCAGGCGCAACCGGCGCGGTAGGCTCTCCCGGTGCTCCAGGCGCGACCGGCCCGGCTGGTCCGCAAGGTCTTCCGCTTGCAGTCGAAGATGAGGGCACGCCGCTAACGCAGCGGAGCTATCTCAATTTCGTTGGCGTCGGCGTCACGGCCACGGATGACAGCACCAACAACCGGACGACGGTAACGATCCCCGGAGGTGCATCGCAAACGCCCTGGTTGAGTGACATCGACGCGGCGAGTCACAACCTGAAAAACGCGGGGAAGATCGGTATCAACACGAGCGCGTTTTGGGGCAACGTCAAGCTGCACATTGTGGGCGTCTCTGACGTTCCGGCGACGGCGAACGACCAAGCGATTGTGGCGATCACGGGAAGTGGAGTCCCAGAGTTCAACCTTGGGATACTACCGGCATCGCCGTTCGCCACATGGCTCCAGACCAAGGCATCGGACGACAGCGGGCCTACCTATCCGATCCTTTTGAACCCGGCGTCTGCCGGGACATCCGGTTACGTCGGCATCAGGCTGGGGGCGACGACCGCTCCCGCGTTCGCGCTCGATGTTGCGGGCGACGTAAACCTCACCGGTGGTGCTTATCGCGTGAACGGCGTGCCCATCAGCACGTTCGCCGATCCGACGACCACGAAGGGCGACGTTATCGCACGCGGTGCGTCAGCACCGGCCACGCGCTTGGGGATCGGCACCGACGGCCAAGTGCTCACTGCCGACTCAACCCAGACGCTCGGAGTGAAGTGGGCAACGCCCGCTACCGGTGGATCGCAGACGCCCTGGACGAGTGACATCAATGCGGCGAATTTCAACCTGAACAGCGTCGGCCATATCGCCATCGGCACCACCATCAACACGCAGCCGGGAATCATGTTGGCGATCACGAGCAGTGGCGCGAACGCGGGCATCCGCCATTCCGAAATGAGCGCGACCGGCGCGGCGGGCTTCATCGCCACGAATGATGGTGCCCACAATTGCGGGTTCCTCATCGGATCGAGCGGCTACACGCCGACCCTGTTTCGAAATGCGTTCGTGATCTATACCAGTTCTGCCGACGATATCCTGATCGCCCCTTCCCAGATTGAGCGCATGAGAATCACCGGTGCCGGTCTGGTGGGCATCAGGCGTGTCCCTACGACTTATCCGCTCGAAGTCGCGGGCGACATGAACCTCACTAGCGGCGTCTACCGCATCAACGGCGTGGCGATCAGTACTGCCCAGACGCCCTGGACGAGCAACATTGACGCAGCCAGCTTCAACCTGAATAACGTTACGGGCATCGGCATCGGTCAGTCGGCACCGTCGGTCGGCGGAATCGGTGTCACCGGGAATACGAATCTTGAATGGGGCATGCAGATGTCCCAGCCAGTGACGACCCGTCGCGCTGGGTTCTACTTCACGAACGACACGTTCGACAACTTGATTGTTGGCATCTACGGCTCGGCTTATTCAGTTGCCAATCAGCAACGGCAGGCCTTCCTGTATTCGAGCAACGCGATCATCTTTCAGGCAGGCGGCAACCTCTCAGGAGAATCGATGCGGATCTCGGCGGCTGGTCTGGTCGGCATCGGGCGCGTCCCCACAACCTACCCGCTGGAAGTCGCCGGGGATGTGAATCTCGTCAGCGGAGTCTATCGTGTGAATGGCGTCCCGATTTCGACGGGCGGCGCGGCCCAGACGCCTTGGACGAGCAACATTGACGCGGCGGGGTTTCAGCTTGGCAATGCGGGAAGGATTGGAATCGGGAATGCGGCGACATTGCTACCTGACGCGGGCACGCCCAACTCAAATCTGATTGTTGGGCCTACAGTGTCAGGCACCACTGCGTTTGGTGAAGTCACGGTTTGCGCATATCAAAATATCACCACGGCTCCCTGCGGCGTACTTTCATTTGCCAATTACAATACCGCCGCAGTGGAGAAGCGGATTGCCGCCATCAACGGCTACTGTGATGGTGCGCTTAATTCTGGAAACCTTGTGTTCTACACGGCGAACGCCGGGACGCTCGGTGAGCGCATGCGGATCACATCGGCGGGTCTGGTGGGGGTAGGTACTTCAACGCCAGCCCGCTTGATCGACTGCCAAGCAGCCTCGACCAACACCATCGTAACCAACGCATCGACAACGACAATCCGGTTGATCAATTCTGACCTCACCGTCAATAACACTGCGGATCTGACTTTTGCCACTAACGATGCAGGAGGGACAGTAACTACGGCTGCGAAGGTCACTG